TGCTCCTCTTGCTGGTGCCCCAAGAATTGTGTAAGTAGTAGTTGCATCCGGAGCAAAACCAGTAATAGCAGAAAATGTTAAGGTATTTGATGTATTAGATACAATAACAATTTCATTCAATGCTGCAGCCAAACCAAAACCTGCTCCACCAGTAATACGAACCCGTTTTCCAGCCCATTGATTAACTGCCCAGTTTTTAGTAGTATCAACCAATGTACTTGTTGTACCGGCACCAGTACAAGCTCCAAATGAATCAAAAATTATGTATCTTGAAGTACTATCAGGTGTAAATGATTGAGTACTATAAGTTAATGTATTAGATGTGTTTGAGGTAATAGTTAAAAAGTTATCTCTTCCGGTACCAGATTGAATTCTAACTTTTGCGCCAGCCCATTGATTTGTGTTCCAGTTCTTAGTCGAATCTACTAAGGTGGTTGTACTTCCGCCAGTAGCATCACCATAAGATGATTTTGTAGGATCTTTAAATTGCTCATCTCTCCCAAACATTGAAGGATCTACAATAACATACCTACCATTACCAATTAATGCAGTTGTAATAGATGCAACAGTAATTGTAGTAGCAGTATTAGAAATAATTACACGAGGTTGGACTGCTCCAGTTGTACCTGCTAAATGAGTTTGAATAATTTTACCAACATGTTCATTAACTGTCCAATTCTTAGATGAATCAACAATGACTGTAGCTGATTGAGAATTTGCTGCAGTCATATTTCCAGAAGCTGAAGTAACAAAATCGAAACCAGTTAATGAATCACAACCGATGATTGTAACTGTTCCAGCATATGCAGAATCCCCTGCTAATACAACAGAATCTCCTATCTTAAAATTATGATTTATTGATGTTACAACATTACATACTGTACCTACCGCTGTTACATTGGCAACGAATCCAGTTCCTACACCAGTAGTAGATGCTTGAGAGAATGTAGTGACGGAATACCCAGTTCCTGGACGTAATAATGAAATGCCCGTTACTGCACCATTTGCCCCAACAGAAGTAACTTGAACTTTACCGTTTGTACCAGTAGCTAATGTTATAAAATCACCAACAACATAACCAGATCCAGCGGTATTAACTGTTACTGCAGTTATACCACCTGTACCACGAGTACCTGAGCTAATTGCTATAACTGAAGTATCTATACCAGGGAATTGAGCACTTAAATTACATGCAGTACCGTTATCACTTTTAGATCCTTGAAGAACCAAATCTGAATCAACATCATATTGAGCTAAAAATGATTGAGCATTACCGGCAATATAAAATTTATCATTATCCGCAATAATTTCGTAGGTGCTTGTATTATCTGGTGTTATTTGCCATTTTCTAGCTACTTCAATTGTTGTAGCATTGTTTTTAACAATTCTTCTTTGTTGACCAACACCAGTTCCACCAGTTATTCTTATTTTATAATTATTATAAGCGTTTGGTGTCATTGTTTTTGATGAATCAGTTAAAACATATGTGCTTCCACTACTGGCTGTTCCCGAAACATATACTCCACCGACTTCACTCGTTCTTTCAATTGTTCCATCTGTACCAAAAGCTGCAAGAATCATATTTGTTGGTGCAGTTTTATATTGCCAAATGTCGGTTGCTTCATCATAGTACTGAATACTAAAATATGGTGCAGTTGTAGCTGAAGTTAACAACCACAAACCTCCAGATTCAATTTTAAATCTAGATGTATAATCAGGGGTTACAGTCCATGCGGCATTAACCGTTAAATCATTTGCTTCAATTACGAAATGAGTTTGTGCACCGGCAGTTGTCGATGGGGGTACTACAAAAGTGCTGTTATTGAACGAATCAATAGGTTGATAGTTTGCGTCGAATACAGTTAATGTGTTAGCATCATTGTATAAAATTCTTCTTACTTGAGTTTGCCCTGCACCATAAGTTAAACGAACTTGATAACCAGCCCATTGATTGATTTTCCATTTCTTAGTAGAATCACCGATTACTGATATAGAGGCGACTGTTGCTACACCTTGGTCATATTTTACTGGTTCTGTAGATGAAGTAATTGTTCTAACTTGACCTGCTCCTGTTCCAGTCATAATACGAATAACTTTACCATCTAAAATCCCAGCATTAAAACCTGCTATTCTTAATGTTGTCGAAGATGGAGCAGAAATTACCCTTCCATAGGTACCAGAAAATCGACTATATCGAATAGAAACAAATGTAGAAGGAGTTAATAACGGTGAAGCCAATTTATTATTTGTATTAGAATATGTATCATATCTGTAGAAGTTAGATCCATTTAGGTAATACATAAATCTACCATTTCCATCTTCAGCTGTAGTTAATCCCGAGGTAGATGCGGCAGAAGCAGGAAATGGCTCCATTGATTGCCATAGTTGTTTCATATCTACTGGTTTATTATTGTTTGTTGTTGGCATATGTAGTCCTTAAAAAGTTATATTTTGTAAAATTCCAGTATTAAATGCCATATCCATGACACTTTCTACTTGACGTTGAGCTTGTATATCACCTATTCTTGATTGGTTTGTCAATGCAGTTACCGTACTAACTGTTGATAGAGGTCCAGAGTCTGTTAATTGTATTTTAAGTCTTTTACCTGCATCTGTAACCATCCCAAATTCAAGACGATCAAGAAAAAATGACATCATATTATATATATCTGTAAGATTCCTTTCTGTTTCTAGTTGTGTTTCTTCGGTAGCTAACCCACTTAATAAATTTGTTGTTGCCATATTAATCTCCTGTTACTATATATAAACCAAATGATCCAGAATCTGGTTTTATCCAAAAGACCTGTTCACCGGTTGCTGGCGTTGGTTGTGTAGCTTGGATAAAAACATTATTTGTTCCACTTGATATATTTATATCTCCACTACCTAATAAACTATTCCCGTTTATAGTTTTAATGTTTGTTCCAGAAACTAATGTATCTTGTTTACTTGTATCTGATGGATGGGTATGATCTGCTAAAGCAACCGTTGTAGATGATCCAATATTCGCTATTCCATCCATATTCGGAGTAGTAGAAGATAAACCAGTAATTCCATTAAATGATGTTCCAGTAGCTACACCAATATCAGGTGTGACTAGAGATGGAGAGTTTAATGGTGCTTTTAAATCCAAAGCAGATTGTACAGCAGTTGAAATTGGTTTTGATAAATCAGAAGTGTTATCAACAAAATTTAAACCAACATCATCTTTAACTAATGTAACAACTCCTGTTTTACCAGCAACTGAATCTACCGCACCTGAAGTGATGTAGATATATATCGAACCTGACCATCTGTATGTTTTATTAGTATCTAAAGCAACATATATTTTACCAGTTTCGCCAGTTGTCGGAAAAGATGCGAAGTTTGCAAATTCTATAACATCATCAACATAACTAGGAAGTTGAGAAGATGGAATTAATGCATTTTCATCAAGAGTTGCAACACCATTTGCAACTCCTTTTTCTGATGATGCTATACGAGCAGTTGCATCTATAGCATTAATAGTAATATCAGCACTTCCATCAAATGGAATACCATTAATATTTCGTGGTGTTTGCAACATAGTTGCTGTTCCTGCATTACCAGTAATGTTTGTCTGAGCAGGATGTACATGGTCTGCTCTAGCAACCGTTGTACTAACACCTACTGTAGCAGTTCCTGATACTAATGGTATTGTTGAACTTAGATCCGTAATATTATTAAAACTGGTTGCATTTAATGCACCAGTACTTGGATTGTATGTTAATTTAGTACTTGATACTTTTGCATTTAATGATCCAGAGGCACTAGTTCCTAAAACCGGATAATATGTAGCATTCGTAGTAGTATCATCAGTTACTGATACAGTACCAGAAATAGCTAAATCAGTTGAACCTAATAATGAATTACCATTAATTGTTCTTATGTTTGTTCCACTTATTAATGTTGGTTGAAATGCTGTACTATCTAAACCATCTAATAAGTCCGCATTAAGATTTGTAACTTTAGTTGTACTTGCGACAACTAATGGTGGTGTACCTGTTCCAACTGTTGAAATGTGTTGCGTACCTGAAATACCTGCAGGAAAGTACACGTACTTATTCCTATCGTAATACTCGACATTTCTTCGTCCAATAGGATAACCACCAAACCATTCAATAGCCCCAAGCTGAACTCCATTTGCATTAATTGATGTGTTTGTAGAGTTAAATGTTACACGCACAGCTTTTGATTTATCAGATGTTGAAGCAGAAGGTTGAAAGGCGATTGTAGTGTGCGGAATATATACATGTATAGGCCAACCATTAACCGAACCTGATGTCACAAGGTTCCATGAAGAATCGGAGGCATCTTGTTCCTCTATCTTTATTGTTATCGTATTTGAATTAGTAGAAATATAAGAGTAGAACTTATTAAGGAAAACGTAGCTGTTTAGTGCATTAATATCCCAAGTTATACGCCATGAATTAGTAGAATTTGCCGGAATAATTGCTTGAAGTGCTGCACTTTGACCTTCGCCAATCATCATATCTGCAAGGTTATTTGCGGATACCCTGGTACTTGTTGTCCATGTCGTACCGTCTGTAGATTCTTCTTGAATAGTTGGTGATATAAATCTAAATTTATTATTCATTTCACCATGAATTAATGCCATTTCTTCAACAGCTGGCGTGCCAAGATTATATGTTACTGTGTTATTTATAGAATTTACACCAGAAAAAGCATTTGCTGAAATTTTACCACTTCCATCTCTTATAGGAATGGTGTTTGCTGCAATAGTTGTTAAAGCGGTTACCCCGTTTAATGAAGAAGCATTTACATTAGTAATTGATGCACCATTACCAATAAAGTTCGTAGCACTTAATGTGTTTCCTGAGAACTGAAAGAAGTTAGAACCAGAATAAAATCTTAATGAACCATCCGAATCTAATGATTGAATACCTGATTTGAATACACCATTACTTGTTCCAGATAATAACCAAGTTGCGGATGAATCTGTACCCATAATAGCATTAAATGCACCAGTATTCACGCCATTAGTAACTCCCCACGGGGAGTTAGAACCGGTAGATTGTATATATGACGCAGCCGTTTTTGAGATTTTTCCAGTGTCTAGTTCGTTAATAGCTGCTTGTACAGTTGTTGAAACAATACTCCCAGCCGGTACATTTGATATTGTTCCAGCCGATGTTAAATCAAGGATACTTGGTGACCCATTATCCTTCCGCATGAATAACTTACCATCGTACGTATTCATTGCTAATTCGCCTAAAGCCAAGTTGGCAGTTGTTGGAATATTCCCTTGTACAGCCGAACGCTTTAATAATATTGGTTGTGCCATGTGGTATATAACCTTTTCAAATCATATATATGATTTATTGAATTTAGTATATTTATAGTTAGAAAATATATATAAATCCGAAGTCTTATATTAGAATGACCCGCCATCAATTGTAGATGAAATACTAATAGCATCAGTAATACCATAACCAGCAATAGTTGTTGGTTTAGATGTGATTGAAACCCAAGTAGGAGCTAATGCTACCGCCGCTCCGATAGAAGTTATACGACCTTTTGCATCAACCGTAAATGGTCTAACTTCCGTTGCGACATTATTATATGTTCCAGCGGTAACACCACTATTTGCTAAAGTAAGTGCAATTGTTCCAGTATTAAGAGCAGTAGCAGTGGCTGTAACATCCCCAGTTACTGCAAGAGTTTGAGTAGCAGGGAGTTGTGCAACGTTTAATACATTTCCTAAACCAACATCATCAGCAACAAGGGTAACTGCTCCAACTTTACCAGCAACACTTACAACGTCAGGAGAACCACCTTCTACTTTATCCCATGCAGTACCATCAAATACAATTAAGTCACCAAGAGACCAGTTATTGTTAGAATCAATAGTAGTATTACCAGCAACACTGACTTTATAGTAATAACCTTTAGTACCTGTTCCATTGGTAAGTGTAGGAGTATTAGTTGAAGCATTCCAAACACCTTGATAACTTAATCCACCAACTAAAGAATCGGGAATTTGTGAGACTGTGAGTTTTCCGGATGAATCAAGTGTAGCAACACCATTATTTGCACCAAGCAATGAGATACTTACTTTAGTTGTATCCGAAGCATGAACGTGATCTTCTCTTGCTGCTTTAGTGCTTACACCAACTGCGGCTATTGAATCCATTAGTGGAGCGGCAATAGCTAATCCTGTGATACTATTAAAACTTGTACCAGTTGCTACACCAATATTTGGGGTTACCAAAGTTGGTGAATTACTTAATACTACCGAACCAGTACCAGTACTAGTTGTTGTTCCGGTACCTCCATTCGCCACGGCTACAATACCAGTTACATTTACAGCATTACCAGTAATGTTACTATCTAAGAATGCAATTTGTTTTGTAGCAGTACCATTGTACCATTTTAGTACCCCATTATTTGCCCAAAGGTCTCCAGAAAATGGAGCGATTGGATCAACAGTACCATTTGGTAATAATAATGAAGCGCTTGATGCGGTTGGTGTCATAAGAATTTGTTTGCCACTAAACAAATTAGAATTTAATGATGCTTTAGATGTGTCTGATGCATGAACGTGGTCAGCCCTTGCCCACGTTGTAGCTGTACCAACTGCAGCTGTTCCATTCATTACAGGAATTGTTGTTGATGCTTGACCAAGACCTCCAATTACCTCAACGTTAGCTCCACCATTAGTTCCAATGAAAAGGTTTTTGCTTAATGCGGAGTAAGCTAATTCCCCTTCTAATAATGATGCAGGGGTTGCTGTTGTATTAGATCTTTTAATTAAAATCGTTTGTGACATTTATTTTTCCTCTTGTTTAAAAATATCCACCATTAACAATTGTTACTGTATCTTTTGGAGTTAGAATTAGTTTCCAATCAGAAAGTGTTCCATAGTTTGTAGTTGATAATATAAAAGTTTCTGAAGTATCAGTCCTGATTGCAATGTCACCTGTTTTAGCTTGTGAAAGTGCTAACATTTCTGATTGCGATGCTACTACGAAAACCTCAGTTACTGCCAAATCTGGTAAAATACTACCAGAAAGTTTCCCATCTGCATTAAGAACTGGTACATTACCAGCATCTGTACCGGTGTTTAATGTACTTACATTTCCTAATTCAGCAATTGCGGCTTTCTCAGCATCCGTCATAAATTTTTTATTTGCAGCTTCTACTATATTTACAGCACTAATTTTTTGAAAGTTTACAGGCATTTTTTTTACCTTTCTATATTAAGTATTGGTAGTTTACATCTACATAGCTACCATCTAAATCATGAACTTTTAGAGTTATAACATTCATATTTATATTATCAACTAACTCATTTAAGTTAGATATCACTCCCATTTCATGAACATATATTTGAACTAGATCTAATATTTTTTTACTAACTATGATTCTTCCATCTAATATTTGTAATCCAACGTCTGTAGTTTCGTGTGTTATATTATTTATGCTTGAACTTATAGTTTCATTATCTAAATTAAATGTAATTGTTGTTCCATTTGGAACTACAACTTTGGTTATGAACCCTGATATATCTACAGTTACATTAGCTATAGGAAGTAATTTATAATCTGATAATATCGAAGGGGAATTTACAAATTTATTAAAGGCACAATCAAAATATATGTAATTTACACTATTAGGAATTTTTTTTATTTTTTTAGCCAATACAAATATATTAGAAGATAATGTTTGGTTCAAAACTATACCTTCAGTTATATACAGATATTCTGGGTCAATTTGAGAATTTTTAATATTTATCTCTAAACCATCTTTTATAATATACATTATTTTCCCCGTATTTGTTTTATATATTTATAAAAGTTTAAGGAATATTTTGATATAATAAATATATAAAAATAACCGATATGGTTATCTTTAAATTTACCGACGAAGGTGATATTATGAAAAAAAGTCTAGCAGTCTATATTGGACGTTTCCGTCCTCTACACAATGCACATCGCAATACAATTGAAACTTGTCTTAAAGAAAATGATGAAGTTTTGATTCTTATTGGGTCATGTGGAAATCCCCGAAATATTAAAAACCCGTTTACATTTGATGAGATCAATATTATGATTCGCTCATGTTTCTCTGAAGAAGAAAATTCTAGAATTAAAATTGAGCCTCTTCTTGACCATTCATATGATGATACGAAATGGATTTCTCAAGTTCAAGGTATTGTTAATACCGTAAAAACCTCAGATGAGAACATTAAGCTATATGGTAATGAGAAAGATCACTCATCTTTCTATCTGAAGTTTTTCCCTCAATGGAAATTTCGAGATATTGAAAACGTTTCAGATCTTCACGCTACAGATATTCGTAGATGTATGTTTTCAGATGAAGATAAAGAAGGTAACTGGATGTTGATTCAATCAAAAGTACCAAAGTCTGTATTTTTGTTCTTGAAAGCGTTTGAAAAAACACAAGATTTTAAGAATCTAAAAGAAGAATATGATTTTATTCAAAAATATCGAAAATCATGGGAAAAAGCTCCATATCCACCAACATTTGTTACCGTAGACGCTGTTGTAGAATGTCTAGGTCACGTTCTTATGATTCAACGAAAAGCAACACCAGGTAGAGGTCTTTGGGCAATGCCAGGCGGATTTATTGATGTTCATGAAAAAATTGAAGATGCCATGATTCGTGAGTTGAAAGAAGAAACCAAAATTGATGTTTCTCATAACCTTATAAAAGGTAGCATAAAAGCTAAAGAGGTTTTTGATAATCCTTATCGTTCTCTAAGAGGTAGAACAATTACACATGCTTATCATGTCGTTCTTAATCTTGACTATCTCCCTAAAGTAAAGGCAGATGATGATGCTATGGATGCGGTATGGATTCCTCTAGCAACACTTGCAGAAATGAGCAATCTTTGTTTTGAAGATCATATTGATATAGTTGCATATTTCACTAAAATTTCAAAAGTTTTTAAACATTAATTAAGTTTAATATGATATAATTAGTATATCAAAAGAAAAGAAGGATTGAAATGAACTCACCTGATAAGAGAACTCAAAAAGCATTACAACGTCTAAGGCAAGGTAAAGGTATATACTTAATCACAATTAGCTTGCCTGATGGTGGTTCTTATAAACTTTTAGTAAAGTTTAACAAGGGCGAATCTTTCATTGTTAAATTTTACAAAGACGGAAATCGTCTTGGTAAAAGAAAAAGAGGAATTATCCTCAAGAAGATTCAAAAACATATTTAAAATCCGATATGGATTAAATTTAACCGAAGAAGGTGTAAAATGAAAAATAGAATTATGATGGTAGACAGTTATAAATTGTCTCATAAAAACATGTATCCACAAGGTGCTAACTATATGTTTGATTATATGGAAAGCCGTGGCGGTCTATACCCAGCAACTATATTTGTGGGTCTTCAACCAATGCTAAAAGAGTATTTCAGTGAACCCATCACTGAAAATGAAGTTATTGAAGCCCAAGGTTATGCAAAAGCCCATGGTGTTCCATTTGATTATGATGGGTGGATGTACATCGCAAAAGATCTTAAAGGTATGCTTCCTATTCGCATCAGAGCTGTAAAAGAAGGAACACTAGTTCCTGTAAGTAATGTAATGGTCACAATCGAAAGTACAGACCCAAAAGTTTTTTGGGTTGTATCATGGCTTGAAACATTCTTCATGAAAATTTGGTATCCAATTAACGTAGCAACACGTAGTTTTTACGTTCGCAAAATGCTAAAAGAATTTAGCGATAATACCGGTTCTGGATTTGTGGATTTTAGTTACCACAATTTCGGCGACAGAGGATCTACTTCTATAGAGGCAGCTGCAATCGGTGGTTCTGCTCATATGGCAGTAGGTTTCCAAGGTACTGATAATTTCAATAGTCTAAAATTTGTCTTTGAAAACTATGGTGATACTAATGTAGGCTTCAGCATTCCAGCGAGTGAACATTCAACAGTAACTAGTTGGGGACAAGAAAATGAATATAATATGATTGCTAATTACGTGGAAGAATTCAAAGGCTCTCCAATCATTGCTTGTGTTATGGACAGTTATAACATTTTTGAAGCTGTTAAATTCATCACAAGTGGTGAAATGAAAACAAAAATTGAAAGCGATGATTATCCTATTTTCGTTATTCGCCCTGATAGTGGTAACCCAGTAGAAGTTATCGGAGCTATTATCAATATCATGGAAGATAATAGTGTCAAATTCACAATGAACGATAAAGATTACAAAGTCTGGAACAAATATCGTATAATTTGGGGCGACGGCATCAACATGGAATCAATGAAAGAAATTCTAGAATATGTGACTGAACGTGGCTACAGCTCTGATAATATTGCATTCGGATCTGGCGGTTGGCTCATGCAACAACATGACCGGGATACGCAAAAATTCGCTATCAAATGTTCAGCTATTCAAGTTAATTCTGAAATGAGAGATGTATTTAAAGACCCAATAACAGACCACGGCAAAAAATCTAAGAAAGGTATAATCACACTTTGGAAAACTGAAAATGGCTATGAAACTGATTATAGAAACAGATCTTGGGAAGATAAAATAGTCGACTCCCTTGAGGTAGTTTTTGAAAACGGTGTTCTTAAACGCAATCAATCATTCAGTGAAATTAGAGAGATTGTAAGCAAACAATAAAATGGTTTCATTAACTAATGAGGGAATGGCAACTTTCAAATCATCTATGATTGTACTTGGTTTGAAAGGTATTACTAATATAAAGTTTGATTTTGAACATGATATAATTATTATAAACCACCCATTATTTGATGAAATTATAATCGTGGAAAATGTTCAATATGAATACAACAAAATGGGTATGAAATACGCTAAATATTGTTATGATATATTAGTGAACAAGTACCCAGAACTATTACTTTAAAAGGAAAGCTATGAAATTATTCTTAATAATGAAAGAAGATCAATTAGAAAAAACTGTAGCTAAAAAATATATTGTTATGCAAGGATTTTTTAAATACAAAGGTGAGAGATACGTATTGTTTTTCTCTGATTATTGTAAACAAAATGATGTTAACATTTCAGATGCTGCTTGGGATAAAAATTTTACTAGATTAAAAAATAGATTTTCAGGCAAAAATGAATTACCTGAAAAATTGCTAAATAAAATAGTTAAAATTGCACCTCAGCTAAAGTAGCTACATGGAATTCAAATATTATAAAATTAAAAACAAAGATGGTAAATATTCTACCGGAGGTTCTAGTCCTAGATTTACTAAAAATGGAAAGACTTGGCATCAACAAGGACATGTTACAAATCATGTTACTCAAATAGTAAATCCAAATACTTATTACGGTTGTTATTTAGTTATTATAACTCCAGAAGGTGTTGAAGAAAAACGAATTGAACCTTTTTTGTTGGAAAAATATCAAAATTATTATAACAAGCACATAACTACATCTGCATGTTTCGCACAAAATAATGGAGATAGATATCGAAAATGGATAGATGAATTATATCAAATTGTTAATGAAAAAGGGTTACAATGAAGAGCTTTAAACATATAATTATTGGAATATTGGCATTTGGTTATATAGTTTTTGAAAAAATCTTCTGGGAAAAATTTGCAGTTCATATTATAAATCATATAAAAGAGAAGGATTTTTATAATAAGTTTGAGACGTTAATTTTAGCAAGCAATCGTTATATTATTCTATTAAGCTTCATTTTATTTTTCTCAGTTTCTGAGATCATGGGATTATACGCTTTAATTCTTTTTTCTAAAGGAATGTTGATATTCGGAATTATTATGTATATAGTAAAATTGCTTCCGGTTATTGTTGCTTTCAGTTTATTGGAAAAAGCTAAAGATAAATTATATTCATTCAACTGGTTCAAGATATCTCATATTTTTATTCTAAAATGGATAAATGAATTAAAAGAATCAAAAAGTTATATAGCTATAAGAACAAAAATTGCTGAGATAAAATCATTGATTATATCTGACCGTGAGAACAAGTTCTTACATTTGTTCAAATATTCGGTTAGTAAACAAAAAGGAAAGAGATGAAAAAAGTTCTGTTATCAGCAATGGTAGGATTAATGTTGTTTTCTGGTTGTGCTGACAATAAAGTCATTGACCAGAAAGAATACACCACGTATGGTTTTTTTAATGAATCAGACTCTAAAAATCCAGAAATTCAGTACAGTTTATCTGTTGGTAACGTAATTTGGGGAATAGTTTTAGTAGAAACTATCATTGCTCCAGTTTATTTTTTCGGGTTTTCATTGTATGAACCTGAAGGAAAAATTGGCACAGTTGAAAAAGGCGTAGTTAATTAATTTTAAATTAAGCAAATGTATGATATAATTACAAATAAAAAAGGATAATACATGGATTATAATAGTTTTTGGAGAACAATGGTTAACAACTCTAAAGTCACACCTAAAGAAGTATTGTCGGAGTTACAAAAAACTAAGCAAAATATGAAGACCCTTAAAAGGGAAGACATGTACAAACAGTACGGTCAAATGTTTGACTCTATTTTTGAAGATTTAACTAAAATTTTCAGTGAAGATGAACAACCAGAAATCAACACAGAGAAATCAAAAGGTTTTTCTGAAAAAACTGGTAAAATCGAAATCCCTTTGGCAGGGTATTCAAAGGCAGATATTTCCGTTAAGTTGGAAAAAGATATTTTGATTGTATCAAATACAAACCCAAATAAACCTTCCAAAACATTGAAATATCGAATACCAGGTGATATTGAAGAAGTTTCATTAAGCATGGAAAACGGATTGTTAACTGCAATGGTTAAACGACCTAATTTAACTCCAAATATTAAGTGGATTTAATCTTATTTTAAGATAGTTTGTGATATAATACAAACATAAATAAAACAACAAACAAAAGGAACAAGTCATGAAGAGTACAAAACTTCAAGACGTGTTTTGATTCATTCAATCTAAGAATCAAGAGGCGTCTTTAAATAATCAAATGATTGATAGGACGCCTCTAAAACTTTAAAGTGAAGTACCGTGCTTTTAACACGGATAAGATGGAGCATTACCGTCTAGAGGTACCATACATTTATGTATCGGTAGCCCAATGGTTAAGGCACTATACTTTTAATATAGGGATTGAGAGTTCGAGTCTCTCTCGATACACCAAAATAGTTAATTTATGAAGACACATTATCTTGAAAATAAATGAAGGTCATGAGACAGTTGTGTGTGTAACCATAAGTTAATTAATAATTTGATAAAGAAACGGATTTTATAACAGACACATCACGTTTCTTTATCAAGTTATAAAATAACTAATAAATAAAATAAAAATCAAGGAGCAAATATGTTTAGTCATATGCAACCGCATAGTTTTAGTACTTTTCATCATTTTAGTATGAGCATGTTTGCTCATTTTATGCTGAGTTATTAATCTCAGGAATTTCGGTTCCTGAGAGGGAACCGAAATAAGATCTTACAAATCCTCTGTTTCAGTAACATTTCCGTTACGTTCCTCCAACAAAATAATTTTTTTTAATGTCACCTTTTTCAGAAATACTTATACTTTTTCTGAAATTTTCTCATGCCATTCATACAAATCAAGTGAATGTACCAGACTGAAAATCTGAGGAGCCGGGAGCGTTACCCGGGAATGGCACCATTGAACATACAATAAAGAACTTATTGAAGTTTTTAATTGTGTTCGTAGCATAAAAGTAATGCGCTGGTTTGTGGCACCAGATAAGCGGGAGCGTTACCCGTCGTTCACCCCAAAATGCCATCATAGCTCAATGGTAGAGCGATACGTTGAAGGCGTATGCGTTGTAGGTTCAAGTCCTACTGTTGGCACCATCTTTTTATCTGGTTGTAACGTGAGTGGTATAACGGGCCGTTTTGGAAACGGGGAGAAGTGAGTTCGAGTCTCACCTGCCAGACCAACAATTTGTAAATGGTGTTTGTAGATTTAATGGTAAAACGCTTCCCTGTGAAGGAAGTAATTGAGAGTTCAAGTCTCTCCATTCACCCCAAAATATGCCTACACTTCAGGTGAAGATCGTTCTCTCATAAGGAATGATAGTGTGGTTCGATACCACATGTAGGTACCAATAATAATGTTTAGTATCGGGATATGGGAAAGTGGTAATCCGCTTGTTTTGGGAACATGAGACCGTCGGTTCGAGCCCGACTATCCCGACCATTGGGTGAAGCATGCAAGGTGCATAAGAGGATTGCTAATCCTTGGGTCGAAAGGCTGCTGAGTTCGATTCTCAGTTCACCCGCCAAAGTTTATATAAATATTTAAAAATATATTAGGTATTCATATGCACTTTAAAAACTTCTTATTTGAAGATGACAAAATAAAACAATATTCTATTTTATTAAAAGAATGTGAAATAATGAATTCAGATGCTATGTTATTGTTTAGAGGTTCTAAACATCAAAACTCAAATTTTGAACGTATTAAAACCCGAAAAGATAGAAGACCTTTAGACACTTCACCATTGATGCAAAAATATATGGATGATGCTTTTGAAAATAAATTTAAAGAGAGAATAAGAAGCACTACAGTTTTCTGTGCTCAAGATAAAGTAATGGCAGGGATTTATGGACCTTTATATGTAGTATTTCCCACTACAAAGGCTGAGTATTTTTCTACAGATGAATTTATAGATTTAAATTCAGTATTTTCTGATTATATAGGTAGAACCTTAAGTAAGCTTCATTCAAAAAAAGTATCTGAATTTGAGAAAAAATATAATTATGATGATTATGCTCAATTTTTGCCGGATGAATTATTAAGAGAAAATAGTTCAGATGATACAAAATCACTAGATATGTTAAACGATTTCTTGGATTGTATTGCAGATTTTTATGAAAAAACAAACGTTCCAAAAAATAGAATTGGAGAACAGATGATTCTTTGTGATGAATATATCTTGGTAAAATATTCCTCTTTACCTGAACCTGATGTAAACACTTATTCAGAATTAAAAAAAGTTTTAGAAAAATTAATTGAAAATGCTTAATTAGATTTAAGATTATGTTGATATAATTTGTTATAAGAAAGATAGAAGGAGATACAATGATATTACCTTTAGGTAAATTAAAATATAATGACCGGGAAATTAACTTTTGGAAAGATTCCCACACTAATGTTTCTAGAGAAGGCAATGGGTTTGTTCGAGATCAGTTCTTGAATGAAGAAAGATATATGCGCATTTTTTCAGAAGTTATGAAACAAGGGTTTATGTCTTTTGGTATTTACAAGCCAGAATTAATTCTTATTGCATTTAAAGATGCATGGGGATTGCATTATTCTATATTGGCTGAAAGAAATGCAAATTCGGTTGTAGTTAAAACAGTTTATACTTCAAAAAAATATCCATTTTGGGAACATTTTCCAAAAATTCATAATCGAATTCATCTATTCGAGTTTGTGTTACCGGCTATGACAAAAAAAGAATATCTGGAAAGCAAACAAAAATCTAAAAGAGTAGATGTTGATATAAAATCTAAAAAAGAAGATCCGATGTTTCTTGGTTCCATGAGGAAATCCGGTATCAAAAAGGTGTTTTGATGTGTGCTTGTTCTTTAATTTTCGTAGGTCTATTTTTAATAATAATGTTGATGTGGATATCTTCTGATAATTCTATTGGACCGAAACGATATATTAAAGAACAACCAAAAGATAAATCTAAGAAAGGAATGAAATGAGAACATTCGTTTGTGGTGATGTTCACGGAAAAATTGATATTAAAAAACTAAGTACTGAGTTTTGGCCTGAACAAAGAGAATTAACTAAAGAAGATGTGTTAATTCAGTTAGGTGATTTTGGTTGGATTTGGCATCCTTTAGCTCAGAATAATCCAGAACAAGATTATTGGCTTAATTGGTTAGGTACTAGAAAATATACATTGCTTGTTGTTCTTGGAAATCATGAAAATTATGATGAAATTGAGCAATTACCTGAGTGTCAAAAATTTAATGGAACTGTTCAATATTTAGAAGTTTCCGGAAGACATGGAGATGGTATAATTTATTTTGCTAAACGTGGCGAAGTTTATGAAATTAACAATAAAAAGTTCTGGGCTTTTGGCGGAGCTTTAAGCATAGATAAAGACATCAGAACTCCTGGAGTTTCATGGTGGGAAGGTGAATTGCCATCTTGGTGGGATTATGAGTATGGAATGAAACAGCTAGATAAAATAAATTGGAATGTTGATTATGTAATATCTCATACTTGCCCAGTTAATATAGTGAATGAAATAATCCATAAAACACCATATACTGAAGGTAAGTTCAAAGATCCTGTAGCCGTATATTTCTTTGAGATTTACAAAAAACTTTTATTCAAAGAATGGCATTTTGGACATTTTCATGAAGATATTAGATTGGATTACACTAATACGGGTGATGGAATTTTTCATGTGCATTATAATAACAAACCGTTTGAATTAATCTAATATTAAGATTAATCTGATATAATTACTGTATCAAAAGAAGGATAGAAGATGAATTACACAGGAATTTTCTTTGATGATGGGACACATATGACTTGGAATTTTGGATATCCACTTACTTATCCAGAAGGTGTGACTCCAGGTGACCTTTGTACGGTTTCAATTTATGGACGATATGAAGATGAAGATGTTGCATGTTTTTTAGTGGATTTTGATGGAAAATTGAATCAACCATCCGGAACTTTATTACATATTACAACCAAAGTTGAAAATGGCTCTAAGCCAGTAATGAGCGGGTTAAGAGCAACTGAACATTATGAGAAAATTGAAAATTTTTCTCCATTTACTATTACAGGAGTGTGGAAATAATGGGAATGTTTGATACTTTTTATGACAAAAATTTGAAATGTGTTAATGGTTGTGATTTATCAAAAACTGGATTTCAAACTAAAGTTTTTGACTGTGATTTAGGACATTATTCAGTTGGTGAACCAGTGAATGGATCTAGCGAATTTCTAGATACATTCAAATCCACTAATAATTGCCCTCATTGTGGACAAGTCAATGAAGTCACAGGTGTAGTATCTTCTAATGTTTTCCTTGGATTTATAGAAACTGGGGTAGAGTGTTATGATTCATTTTTTGAGACAAAGCTTCGCATAAACGAACTTAAAGCTGAGCTTAATGCACTAAAATCACAAGCTTTTAAAACAGTAAAAATCTATGATATGATAGAAGCTGGTGAAGGTATTTCTGATTTTTATAGAACATTGTGGGATCTAGGAGAACATACCAATAATTTTATTCTTAGTCAAAATATGGAAAAATTAAAGAAACTTCTATAAGAAAGATTATTGGAATTACAATAATTTTAGGTAGTCTTATTTTTTTCTAAGCGACTGTTATTGAAGAAAAAATAAATGCAAATAAAGAAATTGAATTTGCTAAATCTAGATTGCAACAACAAATTTTCAGCAATTCAGTTATTTGGTCTAAAGAATGTAATTAAAAAAATTAATATTCTTTTAAGATTATTCTGATATAATTATTGTATCAAAAGAAAGACAGAAGGATTACATATGATTTTAGCAACAGGTTATGTTTATGGAAAGTATTGGGGAGGAGGCGAAAGTGCTTATAAAGCACATAATCTTTCATTTGAAACCCGAGAAGAATTGGTAAAACATTTAAGCGAACTTAAATCATTTAATGAATTGGATTCCGGTTTGGGTTATCAAGAAGTAATTGGTGGTATTTACGCAGTCCAGGAAATAAAATATGTTGATGATTGGACAATGACAAGACAATTAGATGAGGTTACTTTTGGAAACCTCAGCGATGAACAATTTGATTTTGTTTATGATTTAATTTAAAGGAAAGATTATGGCTACACGTTCACGAATTGGAATTAAACTAGAAAATGGTTATGTTCGTTCTATATACGCTCATTGGGATGGATATCCATCCGGTAATGGTAATATTTTGTTTAATTATTACACTGATGTAACAAAAATTAACCAGCTATTGGATTTGGGTGATGTTTCTTCTTTGCAAAAAGAAATTGCCCCTCCAGAGGAACTTATTGAGTTTCATTCATTTGAAAACCCAGTTGAAAATGTAACCACATTTTATCATAGAGATAGAGGTGAGCGAGAACATCCTGCACAAATTTCAACAGAAAAACAATTTTATGTTGATTTATCTGAAGAATATAATTATTTGTTCAAAGATGGAAAATGGTTTGTTAATGGTGAAGAATTGACTAAAGAGATGATTAAATGATACTAACTTCAGTAGGTTGCAAACCCTTAGACACCTTAAAGTCGGGCGGAAAAGTAAGAGTTAATTCATTCGATAATGATTGTTTATTAGTAGATTTAGAAACTGGGTTTGTGACCATAATCCGGGATGCTAAAATTTCTATAGGTGATACAATTATAATAACCGGAAATTTTTATATTTCAGGTTCTAGTAATCCATTTATTGGATATTTTGATATATAAGGAAGAATATGTTTAAAAATATTAATGAGCTTAGAAAAGAGCTAATGTTATCTAAAAAAACAGATAAAACAAAAGCAAACGTTTTAACAATGTTACTTTCAGAAACTCTGAATATTGCAAAATCAGATAAAAACAGAGAACCTACAGAAGCCGATATCCAAACAGCAGTAAAAAGGCTGATAAAAAAAGCTGAACAAAGTATTTCTTTTGGAGTACAATGTGCAGATCTAGAGTTAAATATTTTGAAAACTATGATTCCGGAACAAATGTCTGAAGAAGATATTAAAACATATGTTGATAAATTTAAGGAAATTCATGGATCTAACAAAGGTTTGATTATGAAAGAGCTTAAAAACATTCCGGGAATGAATATGAGTGTAGCTTCTAAATTAATTTAATTTTAAGATTATTTTGATATAATTATTGTATCAAAAGAAAGAAGGAGTTATCATGAATGAGATTTGGTCAGATACAAATAGATTTAACCAGTCAGGTTATAGCGCATCTACAATTTTCCCAAAACGGGAAAATTATTTAGATGAAACTTTATTTAATGAAGATCTTGAACTGGCAAATTTAAGAGAAGAATCACATCAGGATTGGTTAGAGGAAGAGCGTCGTGATTACCGACGTAATACCCATGATTATTTTTCAGCTTCTTGTCGTGAATATTCACGTAGCATGAGAGAAAGAACAGGGCTTTAATGTTTTTTTAAGCATTAATTTGTTATAATGCATGTACAAAAAATGAGGTGCCGGAACGGTTGTATTAGTCAGCAGACATAAAAAAGTTAATACAGAAAAGGAAAGAAAATGAACAAATTCGTTGAAGCTATGACAAACGAAACTCAAACAGAAAATGGTGCAGTTGCATTTAAAAGTTCTATGAACAAAAACGTAGACTTGTTTTTCGCAGGTGCTGTTAAAACATCAGTAGATGAAGTAAAAAATCTCATCACAAAAGCATTTTCGGAAAATCGTTTGCTTGCTTTAAAAGTAGCGTTCTATCTTCGTGATGCTCGTGAAGGACAAGGTAAACGCGATGTTATTCGGGCATTGATTAAAGTTCTTGCTCGAGAAGATTCGGCTACATTGACAAAAATTTTGCCATTCATTCCTATGATTGGACGTTGGAAAGATGTTTTTGAAGACATGAGCATTTATAATGCAGAACAGCTTTTAATGATTAAAAAAATGATTGAAGTTGGAGCACAAGACCCATCGACTGTTCAGTTAATGGCTAAATGGATGCCTCGTAAAGGCCAAAATGCAGTAATTTTGACAAAACTTTTAGGTTTGTCACCAAAAGAATATCGTCGTTTCATCGTTGATAATTCTAACACCGTTGAGCAATTGATGTGTGCTAAACAATGGAATGATATTGATTTTGAGAAAGTACCATCCGTGGCTTCTAAAATCTATCAAAAAGCGTTCATGCGTAATTCCGAAACTTATCAATCATATGTAAACTCACTTGTAAAAGGTGAAGCTAAAGTAAATGCATCTGTATTGTACCCACATGATATTGTTTCAGCAGTACTGCATGATCGTGGGAATATGAGCGTCTTAGACGCTCAATGGAAAGCGTTGCCAGATTATATGAGCGGTGCTGAGCGTTACAATGTATTGCCAGTAATTGATACATCTGGATCTATGTGTTCGATTGCTTATGGAAATACTACATGTATGGATATTTCTGTAGGTTTAGGTGTGTATCTTTCACAACGAAACCGTGGCGCATTTAAAGATATGTGGTGTAATTTCGATTCAACCCCAACTTTTTATACACTAAAAAGTGGAACAATTGAACAAGTTGTAAAGGGATTGGATTATAGTAACTGGGGCGGATCAACAGATCTAAATGCAGTTTTCTATAAATTACTTAACACTGCATTGCAAAATAATGTACCATCTGAGGACATGCCAAAAATTATTCTTATCATCTCTGATATGGAATTCAATTTATGTGGACGTCTTAGCAACTATGAGAAAATCAAAGTGCAGTACCGTGAGGCTGGATATGAATGTCCAGCAATTGTATTTTGGAATGTACAATCTCGAAATAATACAACACCAGTTCGCTTCAATGAAAAAGGTGTGGCACTGATTGGTGGTTATTCACCAGTCATCATGCAACAAATCTTGAAAGGTGGATTGAAAGATCTTACACCTGAGGGAATTATGTTACAAACGGTTTCCGATAAATATAATTACCTTAACGGTCTTGTATAATAACGGATTTAGTCCGTTAGTTTAAAAATCATTCGTTAGCTGCGTTAAAGCTAGATGTCGAATCAGCTTAAAAAATTGACGTTGGATGCAATGTGTTCTTTAAAAATTATTTCTGAATGAAATATTACAGCAACCAAAAAATATGAAAATAAGCTTAAGAAGCTAACCTTTTAGGGACACCTAATAATTCAGGGATTTTTAATGATTTTTGCCCTGAATGATAAATAAACACATGAAAATATTATTTCTTTTAATCACTCTAATTTTTATATGTCATAGCGACGAGCAATTAATAGAATCAATATCAGAGTCTAAGCTTAATTATCGAATTGAAACAAAAAATAATACTATAACAGCTTCTTCTAGATATAAATTTTTTGAATACGATAATTCCTCCCTTAATTTCATTTATTTTTATAGAACCAAAATTGATGGTAATACTTTAGAAAGACGAACCACGGATGGATACAAGCTACTATTTCAATATAAATTTTAATAAATAAAAATAAATTAAGGATAATTAATGCATTATAAAGATTTTTTATTTGAGAATTTAAATGAATATAGTCAAGAACGCTCTCAAGTCATTAAAATAGAAGAAGTTGTTAAATTAATAAAGACTGATTATTCAGAAGCTTGGAATAAATTAAATGAAGGTATTGTTCTTTACAGAGGAACTGAAAATAATTCTGATTTTATTATTACAGACCCCTCAATAGGTATTAGAAATTCGGCAAACACTTTTAATTATTATACAGCTATTATAGATAATTCTAAGAGATGGAAAGGTTATCCTAAAAGATCTAAATCGGTTATATGCAGCACTTCAATATCATATGCTGGAGGTTATGGTTCTGTTTTTTATGTGTTGCCAAAAAACGGATCTAATATAGGAGTAGCTCATGAAAGAGATTTTTGGGAATCATTTCCTATATTAACCCAACGTTTAGTTAAATTTGGATTCCGAGCTAAAACCTTACGAGGATTGAATTTAATAATAAATGCTCTTATATCTATAGCAGTTCCTAATATTAATCCTGATATTAAAGAATTTTCTACATTAGCTAAAACCTTAAAAGAAGTTGATGAGTATTTGAACAAAAAAGAATATTTGGAAGACGAAAACATAGATCAAGAAATGTTGAAGAATTACATGGAGTTCTTAAATGTACACTCAGATGATAAAATTAACTGTTTAGAAGATATTGACAGTATATTAAATCCAGAAGATAATAATTTCAAAAAATTCAAGCTAAGTGATTTCTCTATTAAAGGCGATCATGAGGTTTGGACAGACGGAAAATGTTTAATGATTAATGTTGATAAATTAGATTCATTAGGTGAATTATTATGAGATTCTCTATTTTTTTACAAGAAAAACATGAAGGAACGAATAGAACAAAAGCTATCACTAAAAAGAAGTTAAAAGAATTATTATCAGAATATAATGAAGATGAATTGCGAAATATTCTTGGTTCATCCGATAAATTTAATAAATTCTATAGAGGGGATAAGTTAAATAAATCTATAGGGTTCATTAGTCCTAAATTATCGAGAAGATTCTCTCCTTATGCTGCAAATAACTTTTATAATCTTTACTTATCTAATTCTAATGATTGGTCTGCATATCCTAAGCGTGAATATTCTGTAATTGGAAGTACAGGTTATGGCAAAGCATCTTCATATGCGGTTAATGAGCCTTTTATTTTGATACCTATTAAGAAAAATGCAAAAATAGGAATAGCCCCGGCTGATGATATATGGGATTCTTTCTTAAAAAAATTAGGTGATCTAAATAAAATAAACAAAATGGTAGGTAGAGCAGCTTCTATTATTAATAAAAATTATTCTGGCTGGGATGAAAATTGGGAAAAAACTTTAGACATATTGAAATCTTTCAATAAAGATGCATTAAAGGGACTTGGATCTGGACAAATTGATAGCTTATTTGAAGATTTTCCGATGCTTAAAATGTTGATGAAGAGATATGATTCATTATACGATGCCTTAGAAGATAGAATGTCTCCAAAAGATAATGGGTTTTCAGTAGTAACTTTTGATAAATTCCTTACTGGTTCATATGGAAATAAAGAGGTCTGGACTGATGAGGATTGCGTTATGATAAAAGTTACGGATTCTATAGATATCTTATATGAATTAACTAAAGGAAAGTAATAATGACATTTAAGAAATTAATAGAAAGCATAGAAGACAAAGGAATACTTAAAGCTGTATTTATGGTTGCAGGACCTGGATCTGGAAAGACATTTATAGGTAAACAACTATTTGGGGAAATTCAGCCTAAAATTATTAATACTGATACCTATACAAGAGATTACTTCGGAATAGCTAAAGAAGCGTGGGATATTTTCTCTACTGAAACACCTAAATCAATTGTAGACAGATCTAAGCAATTGACTAAAGATCAATTGTTTCTAAATATTAATTCAATGCTTCCTTTATTGATTGATAGTACAAGTTCTAACACTACATCATTATTCAAACGTGATGGTATTTTAAAATCTTTAGGGTATGAAACCGCAATGGTTTTTATTAAAGTTTCATTAGAAACTGCTATTCGTAGAAATGAAGAAAGAATAAAAAATGGAGAAGGCGGAGTATCAGAAGAATTTCTTAAAGAAACTTATGGTAAAATTTCTGAAATTGAAGATTTTTATAAAGATAATTTTAAGAACTTTTATGTTATAATTAATGAGGATGATAACGCATTTGATATATACTTACAAAAAAGATTTAAAGAGATTCAACGTTTTTATAACACACCAACTAGGAATCCAATAGGTATTAATGTGTTGAAAAAATTGAAAGAATCCAAGGGTAAGTATATAACAGATAGTGAATTGTTTCCAAAAGACAGAGTAAAACAGATAATAGACGGATGGTATTAAGATGATTGAAAATAAAGAAGATTTAGAAATTGAGTTCAAAAAATGCTCTGAATTATTAATCTCAAATAACATTAATGAAATGTTAGAGAAAATAATAGAAATTTCGGAATCTCCTTTTAGTAAAGGCACTAGTGATTTCAAACTATTTGTAATAGATATTCTTTGGAATAAGCCGTTTTTAATGCTAATGTTAGTACACGCTTGGAATAAAAAACATCCAGGAAAAATGATTCCGAATTCAATAAGACGAGCGTTTAAATATCTGTTAGAATCTCATTTTTCGTATGATGAGTTAAATGATCTTGGAGTTTTTAATGGAATATCTATTAAAAATATAATTAAGATATCTAGACCGAAACCTTATCCAATGAAATTAGATATTGTAAAAGCTAGAGAATTTTATGATAAAGGTATAACCATTTATAAATCTGATATGCTATTCAATAAGCATATCTTAAATATTGAATTTGAAGAATTGGGAACAGGAACATTTTATCACTTTGAATGTTTTGTCATGTTATTAGAAAAATAGAAGGATATACATGGGCGGAAATGCTATTAAATGTAGTTCTAGAATAAATCAAGAAAACATTGAAGAAACTATAATAGAAATAAAGAAAATGTTATATGATTTAGATATCAATGAGAACAATATTGCAGTTTTGGGGTCAGCTAGTAAAAAACTTCCAGGAGAAACATCTGGAGATATTGACATAGCTATCAATATAAATGCTCTACCAGTAAATAGTTATGATTATTTGATTGATTATATGTCTAAAAAAGTTATTGAATATAAAGATATGAGATCCATGGGTATTATATCTATAGCATTTCCTATAAAAAACATTGATTTAAGACAAATTAATAAATTTGTCCAAGTAGATTTTATGTTGGTTGATTCTATAGAATGGGCTTCATGGGCTTTTTATTCACCGTCTAGTAAAGAAAGCCCGTGGAAGGGTTTATATAGAAACGAAATACTTTATTCTATAGCTAAGCATATGAATTTTGAATTTTTAGATTTTATTGATTCTTTACCAGTTTCTTGGAAAAGAAATTTTTTTGATCTTAGCAAAGGTTTGTTAACTGGAACCCAAACTATAAAAGGTAAAAAATCAATATTAAAAACAGCTAAGACATTAGAAAAAACATTAATAAGTAAAGATCCAGATGAAGTTGTTAAAATGATGTTTAATGAAGATTTGTGTAAAGATGATGTGTTGACGTGGGAAAGTACATTTAAACATTTAATTTCAGATGATTTTAAATATAAGAATAACTTATTAAACATTTTAAAAATGACTAAAGAAGGTATAACTAGAAAAGGTTATCCAGTTCCTATTGAACTGGATCAATTTTTTACATAATCAGAGAATGTTTTTGGTGAGTTGTCTTGAATAGATCTAGTTTCTTTAGCTAATGGGGCCAAATCATCAAAATGTTCTATCTCATCATTCATAATTTCGGTAAAAAAAGCTTCGGTTTCAACATCATCATTAGAACGAGCAAGTAACACAATTGATCTATAATCATTGATAGCAGTTTGTTCTAAGTTTTGAGTAAAATCAAGAATTTCTTTATCGGTATCTGGATAATCGTTTGTATATTCCGTCAATTCAATTACAGGATCTAATCCATGATTGATACAGAATGATATAATTTCATTAAAATGTTCAAATTCATCTTTTGAATGATCTATCAATTCTTCAGCAATTTTTGAGTTTGTTGCATATTCAGACATGGCCTTATATACTATACTGGTGCTAATTTCATCATTTAATACTTTAGCTAACATTTTTTCTAGTTGTTCTTTATACATAGAAACTCCAATAAATAATTTACATTATTTATATAAATAAAAGGAAAGTTAATGACTCATTTATATCAAGAAGTATCAAAAAAAGGGACAGAATTCTTAAACACCATCTTTAATAAAGAAATAACGATTACTGAAAAGTTAGATGGTACTGCATTAATATGTAAACGAACCAAATCTGGCATAATTTTCTTTGGTAGAGATGGAACTAAGAAAATAGATAAAGTAGCTAGAATGTTTAGCACCATGTATGAAGCAGGAATTGAATATTTAAAAACTAAAGATTTATCATTTCTTAGATTAAATGAAGAATTACATTTTGAATATTTTGCTCCTAAAGTTACTCATATAGTTTCATATGATAACATTCCGGAAAATGGTTTAGTATTGCTTGCTAGTACAACTAAACGTAATTTGAATATGATAGCATATGATTTAGGGGTATTGCCTCCTCCAATAATATTCAAAGGAAAATTGAATGATGAACAGAAAGATGAGCTAACTAAATTTTTGATTATGAGTCCAGAGCTTAGACAAATAAAATTCAAAACTAATTCATTTACTTCTTTTATTGTTAGTTTATTGAATGATAATTATACACCAGCATTGGGTAGCAATGACATAGAAGGCATAGTAATAAGCACTCAAGATGGTACTTTTGTTTCAAAAATAATAGATCCATTATTCACAGATACCGTAATGTCTAAGAAAGATAATGATGAAGTAAAGGCGGAATATTATAAAGACATATCTCGTTTAGTAACTAATTTGGAAATGACTGGAGTTGAAACATATGATTCTCCAGAAGCAAATATTGAGGACAGATATATTGACTTTTTGATGAATATCATCATAAACAATATTAGTTCTATAATGGATAAAAAACAAGAGTTTGCTAAATATGATTTTGGAAAACCTTATATAGCTTCTTATACTGATTTTAATTACAATGTTTTTCCTAAAGTCGTATCCGACATTATGAAAGATAATCCATGGTTTAGAGATTTTGCTAGATTGACATTTAACACTTATGTTAAACCTAAAAATCGAGCTACGAAAAATTTTAGCAAAGATGATATTCAAATAATTAATAGAAAAATAGAGCTAATTAAAAAATATGTTCTATTAGATGATGATTTAGATGATGTAGTTGAATCTGTTATAGATGAACCTTTAGAAGTTTATGGGGTAATGTTTGGAAGATTTCAGCCATTAACTAATGGACATTTGAAAGGTATTGTGCAAATGTCCGAACAAGCAGACAAAGGATGTATTTACTTAGTAAAAGGTGAAAAAACATCCAGTGATAAAGATAAAAATCCTTTTGATGAAGAAATTCAAATCAAAATGCTAGAAGCGGTTGTTCCTAAAAATATTGAAGTAAAAGTTATAAACGCTGCATTTTTTCCAGATGTTATTAATGAAATGGATTACAATAATTATTTAGTTTTTTGTGGGTCTGATAGATACACGTCTTATTCTAAAATGTTATCTTATGTTGATGAAGGTAAAACTGTAGAGATTATTGAAATAAATAGAGATGAAAGCGAAGATGTTTCTGCAACTAAAGTAAGAGCTGCTTTAAAGAATGAGGACAAAGAACTTTTTGAACAAATGACTCCTAAAGAAATTCACAATTTTTATGAAGAATTGTTAACGTATATTGGTGAATAATTCGGGTCTATGTATTTTTTACATTATTACCTAAACTGTGCTGAACTAACAGAAAATAAAATTATGATAAATGATATTTGTTTAATCATAATATAAGCATAAATGTGATATAATAAAAGAAAGAGAATATATGAAAATTTGGTTTACTAAAAAATGCTATAATCTTGTAAATTTCTTGTACTTGTTTTTTAAAGAAAAACGAGACAATTTACATAAAAAATTAAATCCCGTTGATGATGGTATGTTTGGTTCTTTATTTGAGAACATAGACAAAATTAAAAACGAAGATTGAAAAGGATAGAAGGAACTCTGATTTTAGAATACAAAAAATAAATATTGTAACCAATCAAAGGACCTTAATGTTATATAACAATTATAAGATAGATTTTACCCAAGAACCTATGTTTCTTGGTCAAGGACGAAACACTCAACGTTTCGACGTTATGAAATATGAATTCTTCGATGAACGAAACGGAAAAATGCAAGGTTTTGACTGGGCATTTGACGAAGCTAAACTAACTCAAGATTACGTTGATTTTAACAACGCAATGCACCCTCATGAAAAATTCGCAACCACTAGAACTTTACAAAGATTAATTTATTTTGATTCATTGCAAGGAAGAGGTATTCTATCCACTTTAGGACTTATTTGTACAATTCCTGAATTAGAAAATGCTATGCTCACTTGGCAGTATTTTGAAGGAGCTAAACACTCTAAAACATATACTGAAAATTTAAAAGGAATGTATGTAAATCCAACTGAAATATTTGATGAAGCCTGGGAGATACCAGAAATCACTAAAATGGCTGAAACTATAAAAGAGCCTTATGAAAACTGTTATAATTATGTAATTGAATATGAATACCGAAAAATAAAAGGTATAGATATTGATAAAGAATTTCTATACGATTTAAAGAAATCTGTAGTTAGATTAATTGTAGCTATCAATATTTTGGAAGGTGTTAGATTTTACCCTGGATTTAGTATTATTTGGGCATTAAATAAAGGACAATCATATTTAGAAGGAACATCAAAAAATCTTAAATTTATTTGTAGAGATGAAAATGTTCATTTATCAATGACTCAAAAGATTTTACAATTTTTCAAAAATAAGCCAGATGAAGGTTTTGTAGAGGTAATGAAAGATCTTCACGATGAGATTTATGAAGAGTATAGAAAAGCGTATGAACAAGAAGCAGAATGGATTGACTATTTATTCAGTCAAGGTTCTTTTTTAGGACTTAATGCAGAAATTTCTAAAGAGTATTTGAAATATATAATTAATAGAAGATTGAAAGCTATTGGTTACAATGTTATGTTTCAAAACTGTTCTAAAAATCCAATTCCATGGATCGAGCCATATATCAATATGGATAAGGTAGAAATATTGCCTCAAGAGGGCGAAGTTACAAATTATGTTTCTGGTGGAGTTGATAACTCCAAAGAAGCTTCAATAGATTTATATAAAGGTGTTTTATGAGTTCAGCGGATATTTACGTTTTAAAGGCTGGAGGCCATAAGGAATTATGGAACCCAGATAAAATTCATGAAAAAGTTATGATGGCATGTGATGGAATAACTGGAGTCTCTGCTTCATTAATTGAAATGAATGCTAATTTACATATTAGAAATAATATAAAATCTTCAGATATACAAAAAACATTAATCAATGCATCTTCAGAATTGATAAGCGAAGAAAATCCTAATTACGAATACGTAACAGCAAGATTGTTAAATCAACAAATTAGAAAAGAAGTTTACGGACAATATCAACCCCATGATTTCTTAGAAGAAATTAAAAAGCGTTGTAATAAAGGGATATATGATAAAGATATTTTCAATTATTACTCAGAAGAAGAAATTCAATACTTCGGCAAAAAAATAAGATATCAAAAAGATGATAATTTTACATATACTGGTTTAAAACAACTTTATTCAAAATATTTAGTTAAACGAAAAGGTAAAATTGTTGAAACTCCTCAAGAGATTTTTATGTTAATGCCTATGTATGTTTTTAGAAATTATAATCCAGAAATGAGAAAAAAATGGGTAATTGAGGGGTATAAATGTCTTAGCGATTTTGAAGTATCATTACCTACACCTATCATGAATGGGTTGAGAACAGCTTTTAAGCGATTCATTTCTTGTAATCTAATAAATGCTGGAGATACTTCTAAATCATTAGCTATGGCAAATGCGTTTATTATGATGATGACTGCAAACAAAAGTGGAATAGGAGTCAATGACGGTTATATCCGAGGTTTGGGTGCTGATATTGATAACGGTCGTATGGAACATACTGGAATACTTCCAATATTAAAAGCTCAAGAATCTGCAACCAAAGCATTCACTCAGGAGAGTAGAGGAGGTTCATCTACTAATTATTATCCTTTCTTTCATTATGAAGCTGAATTGATTATGCAATTGGGTAATGCTAAAGGAACTGCAGACACTCGTGTTAGACATGCAGACCATACTATTGTATTCAATAAATTGTTTTTTGAGCGAATTGCAAATGGGCAAGATATTACATTATTTCACATAAATTCAGCTCCAAAATTGTATGACAATATTGGTTATAATGAAACATTTAAAGAGCTTTATGAACATTATGAAAGAACGGTTCCAGCAAAACATAAAAAAACAATAAAAGCTTCTGCTTATAAAGACTTGTTTCATAATGAAAGATTTTTACAAGGTAGATTGTATTATATGTTTGCTGATAATGCAAACCAACATGGTATGTGGAAGATTCATGTAAATCAATCTAATCTTTGTTTAGAAATTATTGTTCCAGCTACACCTTTAGATTCAGAAACTCCAGAGGTTGGTGTTTGTATTTTAGCTGGATTACAACATGGATATTTAACAGATGAACGAGTTCCTGTAGCTTCAGAATTTTTAGTAAGATTCTTAGAAGAAATGATTGATTATATGGATTATACACATCCAGAGATTGAATACGCTGCAAAAAAACGTAGAACTTTAGGGATAGGACATTCAGATATTTTTCATTATTTAGCAAAAAACAAAATGTTTTATAATACATTAGAAGGTCGAAATCTAATGCACAAACGTTATGAATTAGCTACATATTGGATGACCCGAACTAGTGTGGAAATAGCTAAAGAAAAAGGTCCTTGTGAGTTATATAAAGACACCAAATATTCTGATGGTATGGTTACATTAGATGTGTATAAACGAACCGTAGATGAATTAGTAACAGAGCCTTTACATTGTGATTGGGATGGATTACGGGCAGATTTGAAAAAGTTTGGTATTAGACATAGCACATTGACTTCAAACCCACCTTTCGGTAATTCAGCTAAAACCGGAAATGCAACATCAGGTGCAGAACCTCCTAGATTTTTGGCTACAGTTAAAGATGATAAAAAAGTTAAATTGACTCAATTGGTTCCTGAATATAATAAGCTCAAAAATTATTATACTACGGCATGGGGAGAAGATTTCAATAATATTGATTACTTTAAGTTCATTGCAGTTCTTCAAAAATTCATAGATCAAAGTGTTAGCACTAATCAATATACAAACCTATTGAGATATGAAGGTGGAAAAGTTCCAATGAGTGTATTGGAAGAAGAGTTTATCACTGCATATTATTATGGATTAAAAACCATGTATTATCAAAATTTTAGAAGCGATGATGGAGTTGATGGTATAGATGATGAAAAAGCAACAGGCTGCGGAAGCGGAGGGTGTGTCGTATAAGGAAACCATATTGGAAATGAACAAGGAGAATTGGGATATCCTCCTTGAACGTATTCAATATTTAAAAAATGAAGTTAGAAAGTACAAATATGATTTTCTAACTGGTCTAAAAATGAGAAAAGATTTTGATGGATATTTGAGAATTTTGTTTGAAATGTGTGATTTTGAAAATAGAGATTTCACAATAATTCTTATAGATATTGATGGATTACATGATTTGAATAGAAATTCAGGTTACTCTAAAGGTGATGAACTTATTAAAACTGTTGCTGATTCATTAATTGTTTTCAAAGAATGTAATGGAACTGAGATTTTTAGGATAGGTGGTGATGAATTTGGAATTCTAGTAAAAGGTCATGATGAATCCAAATTAGAGCAAGCCTTAAATAAATTAGAAAAATGTACTTGGGCATATACTCATGTAACTCCTGATAAAGATTTTGGGTCTCCAGCTCATGTATTTAAAATTACAGACGATAAAATAATTGCTAAGAAACTTGACAAAAACACATCTAGGTGATATAATGATTAATAAACGAGAAGCGTTGCTTAATGAAATTATGAAAGATACACCGATAAGAAAAACCAAATTTAGGGATATATATCCTAAAGAAATAATTTTAGAAAAAGTCGTTGAACGAAGTTCATTTTGTTTAAATTGTCTATCAGCTAAAGAAATAGAGTTATTATGGAACGAAAATAGAAGGAGGATAGATGAAAGATCTTTATCAGAAAATAAACAATAAAAACTATTTAGTTATTCATCTTAGAAGCTCATGGGCTAAAGCTAGAGGTTATTCTTCTTTTTATAAAATAAGAAGCTTGGAGTACGTATCTGGAAATTTCGATACTGGGTTTTCTTATGGCCCTCCAATCTTATTATCAATGGCTAAATTGAAAATAAAAACTAGAATGGGTTGTATGTTTTTTAAATTGGATAAAATAGATATTGAATATTCATTATTTGAAAATTTTGATGATGCTGTAGAGTGTTTAGCAACTGAGAAAAATTCTAGAATAGTTAGGTCTCCATTTGAATCTATTACAAAAATGAATAATTACCTTTATAAGCGAAGACCTTGGGTATTCCTTTAATTTAATCAGTTTTTAAGATAACTTATGTTATAATAATTATTCAATAAAACAAAAAGGATTCAAATGAATAAAGCGCAACTAATCGAGACGTTGGCATCTAAACTTGATGTAAATAAAACAGAAGCGGGTCGTGTTCTTGACACAGTTCTTTCTACAATTATCGAAGGTACAAAAACTGACGGAGAATGTGTAGTTCCAGGTCTAGGTAAATTGGTAGTGACTGAAACTGCAGCACGTTCTGGTGTTTCAAAAATGGGCGGCGTTGAAAAAGCTTGGACAAAACCAGCTGGTAAAAAAATCAGTCTCAAATTGTCAAAAGAAGGAAAAGAAGCTCTCTAAGAGCTTCACGCTTATTTAAGGTTTATTAGTAAGTTTTAAATAATCGTAGAAGGAAAGAATATGACTGCAGAAAAGTTTTTTTGTATCAAATGCGAATATATAATGAAAGAACATAAATGTCCGCGTTGTAATCAGAATACATTTATTGTAGGTAAAAACACAAGATTTCCCTCTAATCCTAGAACAGAGGATTATAGACATATTGCTTTGTGTTTAGATTCTTATATTGACTCATACAATTTAGATGATTTGCCTCGTGTTGAAGCTTATATTAAGAAATACAGAAAAGAAACTAAAACTGATTTTGAAAAATTACGTGAACAAAAAAAGAAAGAATTGAATGATAAGCTATTTACTATTAATGATTCATTTACTACTAATTATTCATTAGACGGAATTAGAAGAGAAGCAATGTGGAGAGATGATGTTTATAAAATCCCTAAACATATTAGTGATTTTTTAAGAGATTCTATATTACTACCTAACGTGAGAATACTTGATGAGAAAGAGGTATATTTTTCAAATATAGCATTCTTATATAATGAATATTCATATGAAGGTGATTTTTCTCCAAAAGATCTTTTCAAGATCTATAAATGTAAACCTTATTCTAAAAGTGGTGAGCTTATATTAACAAACGGGTTAAAAAACAGATCCCAGAATTATATAAATTTCTTCTTTAGAACAGAGTTAGAGGCTCAACTTGCAAATGAGTTAATTGCGGATGAATATAAAAATTTGTTAGCACATGTACCTGCAAAATTTAAGAAACATCCTGACTTATTGAAGTACATTCAACAATGTGATATTTTTACTAAAAAATATAATGGACCTAAATTACATGATTTAATGCCAGAATATTATCTATAATTAATTATTAAAATGATATAATACAAAAAGAAAGAAGGAGAGTTTATGGAAGTAATAACTGTAGAAATGTATAAATGTAGCATTTGTAAAAAAACTCATACTACAAAAAAATCAGCATTATCTTGTCAGGTTAATTGTAGAAAGAAAGCTAAAGAAAATGAAAAAAGAAAAAAAGCTTTTGAAAAATCTGAATCCATTAGATTGACTGCAACTTCTCTTAAAGACATTTTTGTAAAATTAAATGAATATCTAAGAGAATATCACCAAGTTCGGATAGATTTCGATTCTTATCCTTCTAGAATTGGTATGCAATCAATAACACATAACGCTCCAATTGGGGTAAGAACCAGTTGGACTTCAAATGATTCAGAGGGAAAGCCAACGTCATATCTAGCATTTACAGGAAGATGGGAAGGAACTGTGTTTAATTTAGACGGAACATTAAGTTCCAAAACATTTGGAGAATTGATTGGAACCTTCAGCTCTAATTCATTTAGATTTTTACATACCGGAACGGGTTCTTCTGGAACTAAATTTTCAATCGATGGGTGTATGTTTTTACAAGATTTCCCAATCATTCATAGTAAATATGAGTTGTTCATGCAACTTAAAAGAGTTAAGGAAGATATTGAGTTAGCTAGAACTCAAGCAATAAAAACTCATGCATTTAATTTGAACAAAGCTATAACCGAAGACCCTGATGTTTTAGAATTAAAAAAAGTAGAGCAAGAATTACTTAGTAATTTGAGCTCTTTGCGGGGATATATTTCTGAGGTAATTGAAGAGAAGCGAGTTCAATATGAACCAGATTTTAAACATCTTTTGGAAATACAAGATAATTTTGATGAGGTGAAATTCAATGAACTTAAATACTCACTTATCTAATTTATTAAAAAGCCCTTTATGGGATAAATTGATTGATGAGAAGCCTGAGATTCTTTTATATAAAGATCCTGTTGAGATAAAACTAATTAAAGTTCAATATTCTGGAACTAACATTAATAGTTCTGGAAATTCGTTATTAACTTCAGGAGATTTAGATATATCAGAATATTATAAATTTAAAAAGAATGAATCTAAAGGCCGTGTATTATACTTACAATAAAAGGAAAATAACATGATTAATATCAAACAAGGTGATATAACTGAAGCTACAGAGGATTTGATAGCCCATCAAGTCAATTGTAAAAATGTTATGGGATCTGGAGTGGCTAAGGCTCTATTTACAAAATATCCAGATGTATTGGCTAAATATCGTTGGTTCAATGAAAGAACTGAAGAACATGAACTATTAGGGAAAGTTGATATTTTCACAGCATTCTCTAAAGATCATTCTACTTCCAAGAAAATAGCTAACTGTTATTCTCAATTTGATTATGGTTCAGATGGGAAATTATACACCGATTATAATGCGGTTAACAAATGTTTCAAATATATTGCAGAGAACTTCAAAGGAACCGTTGCAGTCCCTTATCTTTATGGATGCGGATTAGGCGGAGGAGATTGGTCTATTGTGTATTCATTGATTGTAGCTAATCTTGGCAATCGAGTTACTTTTTATAAGTTGGATTAATGAAAGTTTTATATACAATCTATAGAGATCTTAGAAAAAGATTCAACAATTGCACATCAGTTAGCGTTGAAGTTTTTGTTGCTATTTTGTTGTTCGGTGTAGGTTCTTTATTTTTCTCTTTGGTTCAAATTATAATACAATTGTTATACTTTATCATTGTTTTAGAAATTACCAGAATGGTGATTGAATACATAAAATCTAAAGAACATAGAGTAAAAATTAGGTATTTGATTGATGCAGCTATAATTGCTGGCATTAGAGAAATTATCATTATAGTTGTAGATTCTCACAAAATACAAGAACATGTCAATCAGTTGGTCATATATGGATTAATCACTTTTGTTTTATTAATTATGCGAGTAATAGCTATATTTGGTTCTCCAGATGAAGTTAAATGTAACGTTTAAAAATTAATTAATGATTGTTTTGATATAATTATAAAAAGAAGGATAGATATGTTCAAATTTTGTTCTAAATGTTGTTCTATGGTATTAGTAAAAAACCATTCATGCACTGTATGTGGAAAGGTTTTGTAATGGCGAAATATATTGGAAATGTAGTTGTTATTGAAGAAACTAATCTTCCTGCGTTGTTTTATTTTAAGTATTTGGCTGAATCATATGATAAAGAAACTAAATGTCCACCCGTTCAATATTATGACGAAATTGATAAACAAGGTTTGGACAAAACCTTCACAATGATGTTAGAAGAAACGGATTCAATAGATAAAACATCTGAATCCGAAATTAGATCATCTATTATAAGAAAAATGAATACTATAATCCAAGACGTAACAAAAACTGTTTGGCACGGATTCAAATACAATGTAATTCATGAAAATGTAAAAGATGAAGGTCTTGCAAAGAAGCAATCGCAAGTTATTGCTAAAATGATTAAAAATCATGAAGCTCCTTATGATGATATTTTTACAAAATACACCGTAACTATTATTCAAGGATAAACTGAATGACTGAAATAACTAAAGAGATTGTAGTATATTTATCTGAAGATGGTAAAGAGTTTTTATCTAGATATGATTGTGTAAAACATGAGGAAAAAATGAAAGAGGTTGCAGAACGTTATGCATATCTTTCCGAATTCATAACAAAAGAAATGAATTATTTCTTTAAAAGAGATTCAACTAATTTATTTAAAGTTACGGCTTATGATGATGATCTTACAATAGAAACTTTATGGGACGGTCATTATAGTGAATTAGATGGGGATTTTGATATTGATTATAGTTTATGGGATCCATTTAAACGAATGATCCGGATAAAATATGGATATGATATAAAAACGCCTTCTTGGTATTGGGGAAAATAATGTCAATACAAAAAGAAGTATTTGAAATTTTAGAAAGAGATTCTACAATGAGATCTAAATTTACTTGGTATCGGTTCAATATTCAAGATGATTTTTTAATAATGGGTATATACAATGAAAAATAACATTTCTGACTTTAAGATAAACTCATTTGCCCAAGCAGTATATTTTTCAAATAATCAACGAACCCGATATGTTTTTAAAATATCTTCTATAGGTGAAGAATATGATTACAAAACGTCAAAACCTTATATCGTTTTATATGATGGTGAATGGGATCATTATAATGATGAGCCGGTTTATTATGATTTAAAGGATTGTGAGCCTTGGGTCCCAGAAAAAGGAGAATTTTGTTGGTTTTGGGATAATGATAAAAATATTTCACATCCTAGAAAATTTGATAAGATGGATGAAACAAATCCTAAATTATATCAGCCTGAAGAATCCGTAATGGGGTTTAAATTCTGTGAGCCGTTTTTTGGAACTCTCCCTTCACCTTTAGATAACACTGATTAGTTGAAATATTTTATTTTTCTTTAAGTCTATTTTGATATAATTATTGTATAAAAAGAAAAGAAGGATAGAAAATGAGATTCAAATACACAAGAGAAATGTATGTTGGTGATGCGGTTAAATCAGTTGAAGATTTAGATACACAAGTAACAGCGTTTTATCGCCAATCAATTAACAATCAACCAGTAGCTATTGTATTTGTTGGAAAATCAACTAAACCCTTCGCAAGATATGCATTTAAAAATGAACAAGAACGTTCTAAATATGTTCAAGATATCATTGATGCAAGAGCAGCTCGTATTAAAGAAAATCAAGTATACAAAGCTGAACAAAAAGCTAAAAATGTTGTAAAAGCACAAGAAGTTCAAGTCGGTGACATTTTTCATTGTGGCTGGGGTTATTCAATGTCGTTGAATGATTTCTATCAAGTCATTGCTAAAAAAGGTAACAAAGTAACTGTTCGAGAAATTGGTTCTGAATATGTTAGCGGTGACTGGATGGGCGGACAAGTTAAATGTATTCCAAATTCATTCGCTTCAGGAAGCGAAGAAATGACAAAATTGTTAAAAGGTGACTCATTTAAAGTTTCAGATTCGCGATATGCTTATAAATTCGACCCATCACAAACTTGTTATGAAAGTCATGCAGACTAAGGGATAAAAATGAAATTGGCAGTAATAGGTAGTCGGGGTTTCAATGATTATGAATTATTGAAACTTCATTTAAATAACGTTATTCAAAATAACAGAGTAACTCATATTGTTTCTGGCGGAGCTTTAGGTGCGGATAGTTTAGCTGAAAGATTTGCCAAAGAAAATAATATTGAAACTCTTATATTTTTGCCCGATTGGAAAACACACGGAAAAGCTGCGGGATTTATCCGAAACAAAGATATAGTTTCTAACGCAGATATGGTAGTTGCTTTTTGGGATGGAAAATCTAAAGGGACTAAACATTCAATTGATTTAGCTAATAAATCAAAAACACCGTTGCTTATTGTTGAAACTTCTAATAATTTAGGTTTGTTTGATATGTTCTGATAAATACCATAAAATATCTGGATATAACAAATGAAATTTAGCGAATTTGAATCTACACTAAACCTTCTAGAAAAAATCAAGGTAGATAATGGTTCTTTGGTATTTGATTACAAAGATAAAGGTAAAGGTGTAAGCAAAACATCTATAGGTACTAGTTTTGGAAAATCCAAACTAAAACCTTATGCAAAATCAGACTCCATATTGAACGGCAAAACTGTGTTTAGTGTATATCAATCTTCAGGAGCTACTGAGATAATGGCTGCACTGAAAGGTAAAAATGATATAAATGTAGATTCTGAAGATTATGTTCATTTTATAAATCGAACGGCAATTTATCTTTATAAAGTTCTACAAGATAAAAAAATTGACATAATTATGTCGCCTAAATCTAGTTCGCCTTTGGTTGATGATTTATTAGATGCAGTAAAAGAAAGATTGCCCCATATAATAACATATAAAGCTGTATTTGAAAAAATTCCTAAAGAAGCTATAAAAGATGTTTATATGGAAGATGATCCAAGGGTTACTGATAAAATTAGAAAATCTTTTGAAGCTATTAAGAAAGCCGCAATTAAAAAGGGATATTTTGCAATGGTTAAAATAGATCCGCCGTTTCGTAGATTTGTTAGAGGTTTTTTTCAAGAAATTGACCCAAAAATCGTAGCTAAGTGTGAAGATAAAAATGTAGCTTTATTAGATGATGTTATAGCTTCAGGTACAACTATTTCAGAAATGATGAGAATGATAGGGGCGGCAGGAGCTAAAGATGTCATGGGTATTACTATTTTTAAATCTTAAAGGGTTTAAATGCTTTTTAATATAAAATTATCACCATTAACGGACAAATATTATTTCTCTACAGAAAATTATGAAATAGAAGCTAAAAATAAAAAAGAAGCTTTTAAAATAATTAATAAAGATTCTAGAGTTAAACATTTATTGGATAATGAGTTTGCAGAAGTTTCTATCACCAAAAAAAGTTTATCTTTTGGTGATATTTTATTGAAGAAATATGGATCCGAAATAAAATTTAGAGATTTATTATTCAGTGTCAATTGAAAATTTTCTTTTCATATATCTAATAGCAGGCAATAATCCTTCTTCTCCCTCTGCTTCTAAATTCCTCATAGCTTCCAAAGTTTTTTGTTTTTGAATATCATCCAGTTTATTAAATAATTCATCATATTCATCTTGTAGAGATCTAGAAGCTTTGCTAGATTGTTTCAAGTATTTGAGCCACAATTTTGAAAGCTCCACAGTTGCGGCTGTTTTGGAATGAAATGGTTCAGTTTCATATTCTCCAGTATAATATTTGTCTTTGAAAATTCTACCTACGTACATACCTTGATCGTCTTTAAATATTTCAGCGTTTATTTGTTTATTGTTGTTAAACACATCAAATACTTCTTGATTGGTGATAAATTTATTTTTCTTAATAGTTAAACTAACCTCGGGATTTACCTTTACAAAGTCACTAAAATTCATTATTCTTCCTTTTTTATTTTTATTAAATTTTGCTTAATATAATCTATTGCTTTTTGTAATGCAACATTATCTTCAGTTTTCAGAGATTTTAAAAATTCATTAGCTTTAGTTTTATCATCAGAATCCAATAATTTTATCAAATCAGCATATTCATTTTTAAGCGTATCAGTTTTATCTACATAATCATTTAATGAATCTTTGTATTTTTTATACAAAGATTTTGTTTTTATTAATGCAGAAGAGATTGACATTTCTTCATCCGTAGATTTTTTTCCAGAATAGTGAGGATTAGCTATAATTGAACCTTTAAAATAAGTCCCTTTATCATCTGTTTTCTTTACAATCTTTCCTACTTCTTCATCTCCATCAAATAAAGTAATTCCAGAATCTGTTTCTATGACTGATAAACTTTCTAAAAATAATGAAAATTTCACGATTCTTCCTTAATGTTATTTTTATGCAAGTTGTGTTATAATTATTTATAAGAAATATAACTAAGGAAAAATATGAGCTTCAAAATCATAGATGAAGATATTGTAATTACTAAAACACTAATACATGAATTAATGAATGAAGTGGGAACTAAAACTGGATTTGATTATATGCCGTATAATGAAGATGAAAATTGTTTAGGAAACCTAAAAGGTTTCATTTATTCATTAGTAGATAGCGCTTATAATAAAGGATATCTACAAGGGGTGTCTGAATGCGATTAATTATATTACTAGTTTTAGTTACTAATATATATGCAACAGAAATTTGTATTGTTCCTGCTCCTGTAGGAACATTTACTACTCATGCTGATAATCATAGCAACGTTATTCAAACTATAAAATATGAAAACTGTCTGACTAGAAAAAAACTAGATGAAGTTTTAAAAGCATTAAATAAACACAAATAATAAAGGATTTTTATGTTAGTATTACATGGTATGGTTTTTTCTGGGACTCAGATATCATTAATAATGATAGCAATTTTTATAATTATGCTCATACCTTATTTAGATAATTAAAAACATTAATATTCTTTTAATTTTTTTCTGATATAATTATTGTATCAAAAGAAAGAAAGAAGGATTTATTATGTCAACAGGATTAAAAGTTACATTAGTTGCGGTTATTGCATTGTTAGTAGCTGGATGGGCAGATGCCCCATTAACACAAACTAAACCGGAATATAGGGTTGTTTGTGTTAATCCAGAAGTGGATGACCGTTGCGAAATTTTGAATTCTAATGATATTAAAGTTGATGAAGTAAATTTTGAAATTGCTTCTGAAAACAATATGATGTCCGATGAATCTCAAGTTAAATTGTGGGTAGAAGGTAAAAAATAATGTATTGTCCGCCTATTGGTGGCACTATACCCAAATGGGAACATGCTTCAGATGTTTCTATAACAATAACATTAAAAAGGAAAAAGTTCATCAGTAATGATTTACTCAGTTCAGATAAAGATTATAAACCAAATAATGAATTTTATTTTTTAAAAGATGATTTAATATCAATTGGATATTTTGAAAAAACTAAAATGGGAAATTTTTATTTGACTTCGGAGAAATATGATTCATTAATGATTATGTATCCATCAATAGAGGAAGAATTCAGTTCAGTAACGTTTCAAAGTAATAAAACCGTTAATTATGTTTCTACTAGTTATGCTAAATTGGCTACGTTTTTGTATGTGAATAAGATTTTGTGTAATAATATAAATGAAGAAATAGTAGATATGTATTTAAAGGAGCACCCTGAAGTGCTCCTTTAAATTATTTTTATGGCTTTTAGCAGATTGGTTATATTGATTACTTTTAATATTTAATGTGTATTCATTTTTAATGAAATAAAAATATCATTAAAAATAATTACTTTAAAGGGCTGAGCCCTTTAAAATTTATTTTAGATCAACGCTTATGCGAAGATCTCTTTAAAATCTACTCCTGTACCCACTGCTATAAAGTTTAGTACTAAAAACTCTGCGGTTCTTGCTGGTTTAATAGCAATGTCTGCAATGAATTGATTAGAATCAATAACATAAGGAGTATTGTTTGTTTCATCACAACGAACGTAGAAGTCGAAAATACCTCTGTTTGCTTTGATGTTTCTCAAATATGGTTCGATTGTAGATTTGAATCTAGCACGGGTATAAACATCATTGTTTTTGAAAACATAATATTTTGCCATACGAGAAATTGCTCTTTCCATTTGATTGAAAAGACCTCTAACGTTAATCCGGTCAACATTTATTTTCACAAAATTCGTTACATTTTGTCGTTATTTGCGAGGACAAATAACTGCTTAATATTTCTATTAAGGGAAGACTATATCACCACTTTTTAATTCAAATTTGGTAGGGAATTAAAAAGGCTCACCACTTCGGATTCACTTGAATCCTACTCTACTAAGGCATTACCCGTTCGATAGTCGTTGGACCTTCACCTATACGGTGCTTGGATGCTGATTGTCCAATACTAATAATTTTTAAACATTCACGCTTACCTTTTCAAGTTACGTTGTAGTTTATTAGTCTCTAAGGATTTTCCAGCAGTTCAATGAGTTTTATGTGCGCCTGAACCGTTTAACGTTTTTATTTATTAAAAAAAGATTCCAACAAATCCATTATTTCTTACCTTGGAATATATCTCAAATTGTTTATTATGTATGTGGGTATGTTGTCTTGGAACCCGTCATACACTATGGTTTTTGTTGCTTATGTTAAATATTCTTTACCGACTAATATTACTTTACGCTGCTTTAAAATGATCGTAGTTTGTGTCCCAACCATAAAATTCTTTATTACCGATAACATATTCACCTACCACAATGTTTATGTTATTTATTAATGCAAAACCAATATTTTTTGACGCACTTGGTTTGCTTTGCAATGTTTTTTGACCCCAAACTACTGTACCTTGACCGTTAAAAGAAACGATTGGGTTAATCATGTTTTTGTATAAGATATCTCTCATACCTTGATTAGGATTGATTGCCAATTTGATACAATTTCTTAAAGAACCATTATCAATACCTGCAGATGCGTCCCATGTGTTCAATGCAGTGTTTGCTAAAGCTCTAAGACCCGCAACGTCACCAGCAATGTTAACCCACATATATTCATCTAACTCTGTTGAGTATTGATATTTGTAGTTTCCGAAATATGCATTATATTTACCAATAGCATCACCGATATTGAGATCTACAGTTACGTACTGAACCATGTTTTCTACAGCAATTGAAGGTTTAATACCAACAACATCATCTCTCAATGCACCTAAAAACCCGATACAATCTTTTCTTTGTCCACATAATGTAGCAACTTCACGATGCGCTTTTTCATTAGCAATAACAATATCAATATCTAAGTCTTCAATGTTAGCGAAAACGTCATATGCTAATCCATATTTTCCAGTCAAATCTCCATTAGCACCTTGTGTAAGAACTAAGTCTTTGATTACTGCATTTACATCAGTTACTGGGTATGTCAATGATACGTTGTCTTTTACATAAATGTAAGAACTTGCACGATTGATTACTTTCTCAATATACAATGATTTCCCATTTTTTGAATCTAATGCTGTTGGATTTACAGATACTATGAATCGCTCTACAATAGTTGTTCCATCCATAACTACTACAACAATTTCGCCATTAGTTTGGTCAATATTTTGTTGGAAAAGATCACCTAAAACTATACCTGAATTTGGATATAATTCTTGTCCTTTTTTGCTCAATGCAGCTTCATTCGCTACTATAACACGAATGTTGTTTCCCCAAGTTCCTGGAGTTCTAGCAAAAAATTTAAATTTAGATGTAGCAACGTCTACAAATGGGTATGATGTTTCTGATAACTCATAATCTTCGTCATTCATTACTAAATTTGGAACCGCAGTCAAAATTGTAGCACCATCAGAAGCTAATTCCCCAACTGCATTTTTCATAGCTTGTTCATCGCCTACACGAGAAACATAACATTTGTCTGCATATTGTAAAAAGTTATAAACCTGATACCAGTCATTATAATTGCTAGAATTTGGTTTACCAAAATAAAGTTTAAGATCGTCTACATTTGTGATTAACACATATTGATTTAACGGACCTTTAACAAACTCACCGCTGAATGCCCCAATAGCAGTGCTAACTGTAGGTACTATGATGCTTAAGTCAATTTCATTAACTTGTACACCAGCCGATAATTGTGCCATATAATCTCCTTTAATCTCCGAGTGAAATAATTGATTATTTAGTTTTTCGACTTTCCCGGTCGTAGTAATAATCTTTCTTTATTTATGTTTCAGAAGAAGAAGTAGTAATAATATCTGTAGGTTTGTTGTTCAAATCAAATACGGCATCCGCTCTAACTATAGCTTGAGGATTTGAACTAATTAATTGACCATTGAACTCAATATCCATATAATCATATTTTAAAGCTAAGTCCAAAACTAATACATTATTATCATTTGAACTAGAATAATTCAAGTCACCAATATTTAATATTTTTGAGTTTCTATACCATACTTTTAGCAATGTATTACCTTGAGAATCTGTAATTAAAATAAACGAATCTCCTTCATTTTTAGAGAAATTAGCATCGGGAACAGTAACCATACTGAACGCTTTAGCCATTAATTTTAACCAAATTGAAAAGCTTTCATCTAATAATATAGTCAATTGTAAATCATTGAATGTTATTTGATCTGAAGTATTGTTTAAATAAGCCCCAGTTCTAGATGGAATCTGAGGATGAGAAAAATCTATCCCAGGCAAATTTACGTTCTGTACATTATAAACAATTTCATCATCAAACAAAGTACTTCCAAAATATATAGAAGTATCTAGTGCAAAATTTTTAGATCCAAACATAATTCATTCCTTTAAAGTGGTTTTAAGTATACTTGTGATATAATATTTATTGTTTAAAACAATAAGGAATAGTTATAATGGCAACGAATTATGTCGATAAAGATGAAATTACTGCCGAAATAATTAATATTCAGCTAAGAGAGAAGATAAGACAGGTAAACAAGAGTATTGAAGAAGTCGGAGCGATTTTAAAAAAAACACCTGAACATGAACCCAATTGGGAACTTAGAGAGAAATATGAAAAATTATTGGCCGAACAAAAAGCACTAATAGAAAAGGGTGCGGACCCAGAATATAGTAGGCAAAAATTTGGAGAAATTGTATTACTGATTAATGAAAATTTATTGAAAAAACCTTGTTTTAGGAATTATTCAGAAAATTGGACAGAAGATTTTAAAAGTAATGCAATTTATAAGATATTCAAATATATAAACAATTTTGACCCCGAAAAAATAAGTAAAGTTACTGGACGCAAAATCAGTTCTTTCGCTTATTTGACTCAAATTACATATATGGCTTTTGTTGAAGTAATAAACAAAAGGAAAAAAGATAACTCTGATTTAATGGATAATATGATTCCATTACAAGATTTAAAACCTGAACATTTTGGATATAGTAAATTTGAGAGATCCAGCTCTTATTACCCAAATGAAGAAGATGAGCGAACATATTTTATAATTGACAATGTGAAAACTTCTTTATATGACCAATTAAAAATTATAAGAGAAACTAATGACGCTGTTCATGTTACATACCCAGCAAACTACTCATTAAGTATAGATGAATTTACCTTAATAGATTCATTGAAATTTGATAAGCTGACTTTAATCAAACAAAAAGAAGCTGAAGAATGTTTTAACTCTTCAGATGATGAAGATACTTGTTTTGCATTCGCAGATGAGGAATTTGAGGACTGGGGAGAGTGGTCTGAAAAGGATGCTAATGATTGATTTAACTTTTTCTGGAAAACAAATTATCTTAGGGGATTGTCATTTCGGAAAAGGGAAATTTTCTCAAGCGTTATTTGAATCTCAAATGGATTTTTTTGAAAAACAATTATTTCCATATATGAAAGCTAATAATATTGATACCATAATCCAATTAGGTGACTTTTTTGATAACAGAAAAAATATGGATATCAATTTTTTCAATCAGTTAGTTGATAGATTTTTTAATAAAATGAAGTCGGAAAATTTTAAAATGATAGAGATCTTGGGCAATCATGATATTTATTTTAAAAATACCCGAGATGTCAATATGATTAAAATGTTGGAAATGATGTTTCCAAGTAATCTTAGAGTAATATCTGAGAGAGAATATGCTTATATTAATGAGAAAAAATGTTATTTTGTTCCTTGGATATTAGATCATGAGACTTTGAAAGCTTCTGAGCTAAAAGGAGTTGAATATCTGTTTGGTCATTTTGAGATTAAAAACTTTCAAATGACCAAAGGACATTTTGATGAACATTCTACATTAACTCAAGATTTTTTTAAGAAATCAAAAATTAAAAGAGTATTTAGCGGACATTATCATCTAGTAGATCATAAAGCAAACATTTCATATGTAGGTACACCATTTCCTTTAGATTGGGGAGATTTTGATGACTTTAAATTCTTTTATGTCATAGATACCGAAAATGAAACTTTAGATCGTATTTACAATGAAGAATCTAAAAAATATGTAAAAATAAAATATAATTCAGATTGTAAAGATGGATGTATTGAGATACATGGGTTAGAACCTGAAAGAGGTTTTTATTCAAAGGTTGATGATATTAATACTTCAGAATTGAAAAAACATTATCTAAAAGCATATATTAATAAAAAAGATGAAACTAAATATCATGAAGAGGTTATGTTTTTGCTTAGAGAAAAAGGTTGTGAATTTACAGTAACGGATAATCAAGAAATAAGTAACCTTATAGGAACTGATTACATAGCTGAAGAACATCTTGAAGATCATTCAAGCACTAAAGAAATTATTTTGAAAACTATTAAATCAGAAGCACCTGAATTGCTTGAATTAGTTAATGAATTATTGAATGAAATTGTAATAGAAGATTAAGGAGTTTAATGTTTATTAGGTTTAAACGATTAGCATTTAAAAATGTGTTATCTTATGGTAACATAATGTCCGAATTTAATTTTAAAACGGGAATAGATATAATAACGGCATCTAATGGAAATGGAAAATCTTCCATTATAGATGCATTGACTTATAATTTATTTGGAAAACCTTATAGAAAAATAAAATTGGGAAATCTAATCAATAACAAAAATGGAAAAGAGCTTTACACAGAGCTAGAATTTGATGTAGATGATATTTCATACAAAATAGTAAGAGGTATGCGCCCTAACATTTTTGAAATAAGTACGTTTATAGACGGTGAATATAAATTAATAAATCAAGACAGTACATCTAAAGATTATCAAAATATATTAGAGAATGAGATTTTGATGATTAATGAAACTGTATTTAGACAACTTATTGTTTTGGGTGCTAATGTTAGTAACTCTAGAAATTTTATGGATTTAAATCCTACAGAAAAAGAAGAAGTATTTCAAGTAGTAACTGATACATCATTATTTAAACATCTGAATGATATTATAAAAAGCAAAAGAAATGAATTAAAAACAATACTTACTGAGCACAATTATCAATTTGATATCTTATCTAGCACTATAGAATCTGAAAGACAAACTGTAGTATCCATGCAAAAACAAAACGCTTTTTTACAACAAAACAAAGACAACCGTATAAACGAAATGAAAAAATTCATTGAAGAGGGTAAACTTAAGCTTTTGGATTATGATAAAGCTATTGAAAAACTAAAAGAGTTAAAATCCAAGTATGATGATTACATGTCCGATTTAGAGTTAGTAAAAACCGATATTAAAAATCTTAAAGATGAATCCGCGTTAGTAACTGGTAAAAAAATAGCTTTTGAACATATGAAAGAAGCTAGTATAATTTGTGACAGATGTGAGCATGAAATTCTTCCAGAAGGATATGATGATGTAGAATATCAAGAGGCTTTAAAAAGATTAGATATAATTAATGAGTCGTTGAAGAAAAAACAAGAAGTTTATGTTTCATTGATTGAAAAAACAGATTCTTTGAAAGAGAAATTATTAAACAGCAAACGAATTACTCAAAATAGATCTGAGTTAATATCTTCTTTAGAAAAAAAAGAAAATGAATTAAAAGATATAGAAACTTGGGAAATTGTAGAGATTGATACTTCTTCTATAGAGGCTAAAGAGAAAGAACTAACAAAAGTCAAATCCATTATATCTGATGCAGAAAATAAACACGCTGCCTTAAATCAATTGATGAAGTTAATTGGTGGAGACAATTTGAAAGGATATATTTTATCTAAGCAAATTCCATTATTGAACAAATACATTAATGGTTTCATTGAGAAATTTAGTGATTTTAATTTCAATTTTGTAATAGATAACAATTTTAAAGAACAATTTATTTCTCGTAATGAATCCCAAGAGTTTCATTCTTTCTCAAATGGACAAAAACAAAGATTTACTTTTGCTATTTTGTTTGCTTTTCTAAAACTTATTGAAGAACGATCTGGTGTTAGTACGAATTTATTAGCTATGGATGAAATTTTGGATTCTAGTGCAGATAGCTCTGGAAGATCTGAATTGCTTGATATTTTGTATAATAATTTCTCAGATAAAAAGAATATCATTATAATATCACATCAACCAGAAATACGCGAAAGAACAGAAATCATAAATAGAACCTTTGAAGTTCACAATAATGGTTTTTCAAAGTTGGTTGAAGTAACTTCTTAATAAGTTTATAAGATTAATTATGATATAATAAAACAATTAAAGGAACTGCATGAAGAAGATTAACCCCTCTAATGATAGTACCTCATTGCTTAATGATATATGGCGCCTGAAAGAAGAATTGAATGATCCTAATTTGTCAATGTTGGACATCATAACAGAATATATTGAAAGACACAATTTAGACCCAGATGATATTGGGGAAATTTTAGCACAAAATAAAAACTTTGTAAAAATATTAGAAAATGAATTGATAAAAGCTAAAGTTTTTAAATCAAAAAAAGAAATAAATTCTTTTGATTGTTGGGAGTAAATTATGCTTCATTATAATAATCAATATGATATAGCTAATGGAATATTTTTGACATTTGATAAGAATTTAGCTAATAGAAAAATGACTTCTAATCACTCTATTCAAGTAAGAGAAAAAACAAAAAGCTCATTTCCTTATATGAAATATAGTGACTGGACCAAAGAGCGATTTGCTATTTCTATTATTTACTTGATGTATAAGAAAAAACCTCCATCTTTTAAAAACTTAATACAAATGCTTTATGATTTAGATGAAAAAGAAGTTAAAAAATTCAAAGCTGAAATTATAAATTATGAAGTACTTGTTTCTAGAGATGTTGAATTTTTAGTACAAAAGTATGGATCCAAACCTTCAGAAGAAGATATGTTTTTTGAATATTCTTTAGGAAACATTAAATTTTACACATTATGGTTTTATTTGAAAAAAATAAATGCTGATATAGATAATATTATGAATTCTCGTATAAAAGGAGTCATCATAAGAAGAATCAAAACTTTATTGTTATTTGTTTCATTCAGCGAAGAGAAGCTTAAAAAAATTGATATTTTATTAAAAGAGAGGTTAGACATTTGAAAAAAATTGACACGAAACATTATCTATGGGCGGAGAAATATAGACCTCAATTGGTTGAAGATATTATTATGCCAGATAGTGTTAAAAAACAAATGATGACTTGGGTTAAAACGGGTCAAATTCCAAATATAGGATTGTTTGGTTCTGTTCCTGGAACGGGAAAATCAACATTTGCTAATGTAATTCTTAAAGAATTAGATGCGGATTTTCTTTGGATTAACGCTTCAGCGGATGGTGGTATTGATAAAATGCGAACGGAAATTCCTAAGTTTGCACAAAGCGTTTCCATAAATGGACGTCCTAAGATAGTTGTATTGGATGAAGCAGATAACCTTACAGCGGTTACAAACGGTGCTCAATTTGCTATCCGTGGTATTATAGAAAAGTATGCATCCAATTGTCGTTTCATGTTAACTGGAAACTATAAAGAACGTATCATTGAACCTATTTTAAATCGTTTGGTTAATTTTGATTTGGATGAACTTGCACAAGTTTACAAACAAGAAAATGCTAAAGAAATTTTCCGAAGATTAAAATTCATTTTAGATAATGAAGGTGTAAAATATGATTCAAAAGCTTTAGGTCCTATTATTACAGCATCATACCCGAGCATTCGTGAAATGACGGTAACTTTACAGAAATTGACTGTAGAAAATGATGATGGTGAACTTGAATTGCTTACAAATGATAAAGTATTTGAAAGCTCTCAATTAATGCGTAAATTTTGTGATACTTTAGTACAAAAAGATTTCTTTGAAGCTAGAAAAATAATCACAGAGCTTGCAGATCATGATGCCGTTTATTCATACCTTTGGAAACATATAGAAACTTATGTAGAAGAATCCAGTATCCCACAATTTGTTTTGATTTTGGCTAATTTTCAAGATCAATCTTTGCGAGCTCGTGACAAGTCGGTCACTTTAGCAGCGTTTGTAGCAACCGTTATCATGACAGCTAACATTAAATTAATAACCAAGGAATAAAGTGACACCATCAGAATATATTAAATTAGTTTTAAAAACAGAAAGTACAAAAGATCCAGTCAAATCAGAATATGGTGTTAATTCCCGTATTCTTCATGCATGTATGGGAACGGTTACAGAATCCGCAGAATTAATAGATGCTTGTAAAAAGTCTATGTTTTATGGAAAGACTTTAGATAAAGTAAATTTAGCAGAAGAAGCTGGTGATATTTTATGGTATATAGCTGTATTATGTGATGAGCTTAATATTACGTTTGAAGAATTATTTGAGGTGAATATTAATAAATTGAAAAAACGTTACGGTGACAAATTCAGTGATGAAAAAGCAGAAAACCGTGATATTGACTCCGAAAGAAAAATTCTAGAAGATGGACATTCATCTTTAATAAAAGGCTCATAATGAAAAAAGTTAAAAACGATTTCTTCCCAATTGTTTCACCAAAACCAGATGACAACATGAAAAATAATGAACATCATACATTGTTCATTAAACAAGAAGAAGGTGAATCTGTAAAGATTTCTCCTGATTATAAAAGATTCATTATGTATCTAACTGATTTTGCTGAAGATTCACGAGGACTACATGAAACTTATAATGTTCTAAGAGAAGCCGGAGATGATGATATATTAGAGATTAGAATAAGCTCTCATGGCGGTTTTATCAAAGAAGGACAAATTTTACACAATATTATAACAGAAATATTTGATGGCAGATGTGTAACTGTATTGGATCCTATGGGGTATTCAATGGGTGCGCTTGCATTTTGTATGGGAGATTATCGTTTAGTATATGAATCTTCAGAAATTATGTTCCATAATTACAGCACCGGGTTGTGGGGTAAAGGTAATGAAATTTTAGCTCATATGAAACATACAGATAAAAGTATTAAAGACTTTTTTGATTCTGTAGTAATTGGTTTGACTGATGCAGAAAAAGAAACGTTGTATGCTGGCGGAGATTTTTGGTTTAATGCTAAAGAGATGTGTCAACGAGGTATAGCAACTTCAGTTTCTGTAGGGCCACATGTATTTGATGCTGAAGATTATCTTGAATTGTTGAAGCGTATGGGAAAAGAAGCTAAAGCAAAAGGTATCAAAAAACGTATTAAAACTTTGCGAGAAGCTCAAAAGATTTATGAAATTGATGTGGTTACTCCATTCATTGAAGAAAAAATGAAAGAAGAAGCAGAAGCATCAAAAGAATCAGAAGAAGTTAATAAAAAAGAAACAAAAAAAGGAAAAACAAAATGAGTATTATAGAACCAGAATCAATTACACCAGAACCAGTACAAATTATTTGTATTCTTGACCGTTCTGGGTCAATGTCATCTTTAGTGTCCGATGTTATCGGATCTTACAACACGTTTATTGAGAAACAAAAATCTGAACCGGGTGAAGCTGAAGTAACTCTTGTTTTGTTTGATACTCAGTATGAAGAAGTTTACAGCAAAGTTAATGTTAAAGAAGTTCCTTTGTTGGATAACAAAACTTATTTTGCTAGAGGAGGTACGGCACTATTAGATGCCGTTGGTAGAGCTATTTCTTCTTGTAATGCAGAAGATGCTATTGTGTTGATTCAAACAGATGGTGAAGAAAACTCTAGCAGAGAGTTCACTAAAGAAAAATTAAAAGAACTGATTTCCAAAAAAGAAAAAGCCGGCTGGGATTTCATTTTCTTAGGCGCTAATATTGATGCCTTTTCTACAGGGGCTTCATTTGGATTGTCCCCTTCAAAATCTGTTCAATATACGGCAAATTCAGCTGGTATTGACCAAGCATTCATGGCTATGAGTACTGGTACCGCAAATTACAGAGCTAGTAAGCTTGGTAAATTTAACATATCTTAATCAAAGATATGTTAAAATATTAAAAAGGTAATATATGATAATAAGAAAATTATTTAAATTTGAAGGTGCTCATATTGTTAGAAATTGTTCATCTGATAGATGTAAGAGATCTTTACATGGTCATAGCTATGTAGTAGAATGTTTTTTCTCTTCTAAAGGATTAGATCAAGGACAAATGGTCATGGATTTTGGTTTAATGAAAGGTACTGTAAAAGATCTAATTGATTCATTTGACCACGCTTATAGTATGTGGAATAAAGAATCTGAGGATTTTAAAAATTTCATTTATGAAAATTCAGCTAGATGGATTTCAATGCCAGTTTCTCCTAGTGCAGAAGCTTATTCTTTAATGTTATTTTATATCATTGATAAAATTGTAAAAGCTACAGAATTCAATAACGGTGAAAAAGAAGTAGAGCTGGTTTCGGTTAGAGTACATGAGACAACCACTGGATATGCAGAATCGTTTAGAGCTGATTTAGAATATTTCCCATTTAATTTGATGGATATAACATTTAGTGAGCAAATAAAATCAGAATGGCACGATCCGGAAATGTATGATAAATTGATTCAATATAATCAACGACCTATGAAAAAACCGTTTGTCAACCCTATAGTTGTTCAGCAAGTTTAATGAAAGTATCCGAGTTTGAAACCATTTTTGCTAAGGAGTTATCCTTAGCAATGTCCCATATCTTGGGGTATGATGTTAAAATCACTGCGTTTCATGATACTAATCATTATGAAGATATGATAATTATTCAATTGTATTGTCCAAATCAATTTAAAGCAATTGACGGTACAGTAAAAGAGTTTAAAAATTTTGCTATTTCTCATAAAATTAAAGAGTTAAAATGGGAAGATTGTTATAATCATACCCAATGGTGTTTAAATTTTCTGGACATATATCCAGAAATTTTGTTATAAATATTTTACAGGTTATCCTGAAAATAAAAAAATCGTTGAAAAAGGTAAAAAAATGTCGTTGATTGATAAATTAAGAAAAAACTCTACTATTAAAGAAGCGTCGGTTCTAAGCGAATCTAAATTCTTCACAGAAAAAGAACAAATCCCTACAGATATTCCTATGTTAAATGTTGCATTGGGTGGAAGTATTCAAGGTGGTCTAGGTGCGGGTTTGACCATGATTGCCGGTCCGTCTAAACACTTTAAATCAAATTTTGCATTGAAAATGGTCAGCACTTTTTTAGCAAAGAAAAAAGATGGCGTTGTAATGTTTTATGATTCAGAGTTCGGCTCTCCTGATAGTTACTTCAAAAGTTTTGGCATTAATACAGATAATGTTTTGCATCTCCCTATTAAAAATGTAGAGGAATTGAAATTTGACATTGTGAAACAACTTGAAGAATTGGATAAAAAAGATAATGTAATGATTCTAATTGACTCGATTGGGAATCTTGCAAGCAAAAAAGAAATTGATGATGCATTGAAAGAAAATGCGGCTGCGGATATGTCAAGAGCTAAACAATTGAAATCTTTGTTCCGTATGGTAACTCCATATCTTACATTCAAAGATATTCCTATGATTGTTATTAATCATACTTATCAAGAGATTGGATTGTTTCCGAAACAAATAGTTGGCGGAGGTACTGGGTCTACTTATTCTGCAAATGCTGTTTGGATTGTTGGTCGTTCACAAGAAAAAACAGGTACTGAGATTACTGGATGGAACTTCACTATCAATATTGAAAAATCACGGTTTGTTAAAGAAAAATCTAAAATTGAAATTAATGTTACTTATGATGGTGGTATTGATAAATTTTCAGGACTTTTGGATAATGCATTGGAAGGTGGATATGTAATTAAACCATCGAATGGATGGTATTCACGCGCGCATATTCCAGATGATAAAAAATTCCGAGAAAAAGATACTCATACTGATGATTTTTGGAACACTATTCTTAATGATACGAACTTTCCTTCATATCTTGAGAAAAAATATAAACTAGTTACGGATATAAGTTTTGATAACGTTTTGGTTGAAGAACCAGATGAAGATGACGTTTGATTCTTTCATAAATCCTCTTGAAAAAAGAGGTACATATTCTGCAATAAAATTTTCTAAAGAATCCGTAGAAACGCTCATTAACAAAATAAATGATTTACAAATACCGAACCCAATAGATAAAGAAGATATTCATTGCACTTTAATATACAGCAGAAAATATTTACCTTATTATGAAGCTACCACTCCTATGAAATTTGAATTCCCTATTTCATGCGGGGATTTAGATTTATTTGGAGAAAATAGAAATATATTAGTTCTTAAATTGAATTCTAAGATATTGACGTTCAGACATAATGAAATAATGTCAGATTATTCGGGTGTTTATGACTACGATGAGTATATTCCTCATATAACTTTATCTTATGATGTTGGAAACTTTGATATTTCTTCAATCAAAGCAGCATTCAAAAATATAAAATTAAAATCACAAATCGAATATTCAGAACCGCTAGATTTATCTGATAAATAAGATTAGATAAACAATCGAGGTAAATATGGAAAAATTTAGTAAATACAATGCTCAATTAGAACTTAATGAAGCTATGTTCAATTTGGTGGTTGCCATGAGTTTTAATGAAGATCTAAATGAAGGTAAAATTGATAATTTTGCTAATAAATTTGGAATGAAAATTCATAAAAGCAACGGGTTAATAGATTATATAAAAAAATTCACTATGGCTACGGGAAAATTACTTTTAGCCGCTATAAAAGGTGACGCTGAAACTGTTAAAAAAATTGCTACGTCAGTTACAAAAGAAGAATTTATTGACTTTCTTTTAAAACTAGATATGGCTACATTGCATTTGATTACTGGACCTATTCACATGATTGATGCAATAACTGGATGGGATCTTTCAGCAAACCTTCAACACTATACTGGACATGTTAAAGATGTGGTTGTTAAATCTGTTAAAGATGCTTTAGATTATGTAAAAGATAAAATAGATAACTTCATGGCTCCTGGTGAAAAACGGGAAGAGATGGAAAAACACGTAATAACTTTACAAAAATTAGCAGATCCTGCTTTATTGGCAGCTTAGGAGAAAAATATATGTGTGTTATAGTAGCAGCGAAATTACCAAGAAATAAAAAAACAGGCTTACCAGAAAAAGACGCTCAATGGCGTTTAGCAAAAATTAGAGATAGAACATATTCCCCTACTTATAAATTGAAACGTTATACAGTAAATGAAGTAGGTGCATCTCAAATATTTCTTGTAGACCTTGACACGGATTGGACTGAAGGATTATCTATTCACCCAGATGGATCTTATATGGGAATGGTAAATTCAGCTCTTAATAATTCAAGCGATAAGAAAGACGATGGAAGTAAATCATCTTCAGAAGGTTCTATTTCTGTAAATGGTAAAGCTATTAGAAGAGCTTTAAAACTTCATAATATCGAAAAAGCAGTTGAACTATTAAAAGAATATAAATTTGATGGAAATACATTCCTTACAGATGGTGATCGTTTGTTCATCATGGAGACATACCTTCCTGCTGAAGTTAAAGACAAATACCGTTCTAAAATAGAAGGAACAAACAAACGTTTTGAAGATGTAGTTCCTCCCGAGGAATATGTAGTAAGCACTAAAGAAATTAAAAAAGATTATTTAGTTGTAAGAGCTAATTCTGGAGTATTAGATCCAGACGGTGGTTATGTAGAAGTTGATGGTGATAGTTATGAGTCTTCTCAAAAAAGAAGAGAATACACTATGAAGTTCATTGAAGAATCTGTTTATGAACCAATTGAATTAATAACTAAATTATCTAGACTAGGACGAGATGATATAGACAAAAATCCGTTTTTCAGACCAATTAGATTGAAAGGAAAAGCTAAATCAAAAGACAATCCAAACGTTGAAATATTTAGCACATCTATTATCCAATTGGACCCAGCAGGAACTATGATCTTAAAACCAATAGAATGTAAAGTTGAGGATGTAAGTGTCAATAAATTAGTTTCTGGTAAATATTTAGCAAATCTTGTAATTTTACCAGAAAGTTCACCAATGTTTGAAAATTTCAGAACATTTGTATTACAAAAATAAGGGCATAGCCCTTATTGAGAGAAAACCTAATGAATAAATTTAGCCAATTTGTAAATGAAAATGATTATAACTTGTTTGTAAAAACTGCAGATCTTTATATAGAAAATCCGTTTTTATATCAACAACAATTAAATGAGGGTATTCTAGACTTTTTTAAAGATAAAATACAATTTATAAAAGACTTGGCTGAAAAATTTTCAATTGATGTAGTAAATCTGTTGAAAATCTTCAAAGAAAAATATGTATTTGGTTTTTTCTCAAAAATAGGTTGGTCTATGGCTAAACTAGTTGAACTAGTGCAAAAAGGTCATAAAATACAAAAGAATTTACATGATATTATTTTTAAATGGGCTAAAGAACACGGAGTAACGAAATGGACTGATGATAAAATCAAGTTACTAGATGAGTATTTAAATCATCACCCTTATTTAAAAACTGTAACAGGACTTGCTGTTGCTGGTTTTTTGATTTATCAATGGACTAATTTAATTTCATTTACGGGTGAAGTAGATTTTGATTTTGACCAAACATCTTTATTTCAAGCATTAACAGGGTCATTTTCTTTAACTGATATATTTGGTGGAGAAAATGGATTAAAATTATTAACTTTTATAACCACAGGAACATTATTTAATATATCTCTTCCGTATCCAGGAGGAACTTGGGTCTTATTCGTGTTTAGCATTATTTACACAGTATCTAAATACAAATTCCCTCAAATCGCTAATTCAATGAAACCGATGCTGAAAAAAGTATCAGTTCTTAAAAAAGAGAAAATATGACATTCAATATATGCCCAATATGTGGTTCAGTTTATTCTGATATTATTTGTTTTAAATGTGCCAAAAATAATTTTATTTTAAGATAGCTATGATTATATAAAGGAAAAAGAATATGAATTATGATTTACAAACTTTCAAAAATATGTTACCAGATGGATATACGCTTTTGTATGTAACAAAATCTGGATCTCAGTTGTACGGGACAAATACACCAAGATCCGATACCGATTATAAAGGTGTTTATGCACCATCTGTTTATAGTTTAGTAACCAAAACAGATTTAGAAGAAGTTAAAAACGACACCGGAAATGACAAAACAAAAAACAGTGCAGATGATGTGGATTGTACTTTAGATTCATTAGGTAAATTTTTTCTATTGCTCTCTAAAGGTGAAACTGGAGCATTGGACGTATTATTCTCTATGTTTCGTGAGGATACTATAGTTTATGCAGAGCCAACATTTTTAGAACACATGAAAACTGTGTATAAAGGTTTTTTAAGCTCAAACACTAAAGCGTTCATGGGATATTGTTTTCAACAAGCTACGAAATACGGCCTTAAAGGTAAACGATATGATTCATTGATGAAATTATTCAATGAAGCGTCTCCTTTAAATTCATCTAAAGATCTTACCGTTGCTGATTGGTTGGGAAATTTAGACTTTTCTACATTTGATGAAGCTCACGTAAAAGTAACTAGCAAAGATAATGGTGAATATTTGTATGTTCTGGGGCGGGAATTTCATATGAAAATGCCCATGAAAGATGCGGGTCCCGTTTTGGAGAAAATGAAAGGAATGTATGGTGAAAGAACCAAACAAGCATCAGAATCAGCTAATGGATCCACTGATTGGAAAGCCTTATCTCATGCAGTTCGTGTTGTTGAAGAAGCAAAAGAATTATTGACAGATGAGTTCATAACGTTTCCATTAAAAAATGCAGAATATGTTAAACTTGTCAAACAAGGAAAATGTTCTGTAGAAAATGTAATGGAAACATTAGAACAAGAAATGAACACAGTAGAAAATTTGCTACTAAGTACTAAATTACCTTCAGAAGTTGATAAGAATTTTGTGGATACAACTTTGTATTCAATAATAGATTTTTACAAAGCTCAAGCCTGATTAACTCATGTAGCCCATCCCGCCAATTTTTTGGTTGGGTTTTTTGAACTATGTTATTTAAAAAATTTAATCTAGCTTTTTTGTAAGCCAGAACAAATGTCATTGTTGCCCCATTCCTTCTAATATTTTTAATAAGTCTTTATATGTTCTTATAACCGAAAAAGATGTAATAATATGATTCTGCTGTAATCATTATTTCATTATTTTTATATGTACTATAATCAGGCATTGAACCGGATTTTGTATATGTATCCACCACAGTTGTTAACCATTTAGTTGAAGGTTCTTCATTAAATTTAGATGCAGTATTATTTTTTTAATCTGTGTACAGTTGGCCAAAACTATTATTTCCAAGAAAATCAGGTACTGTTAAACCAAACGAATCTGCAAGATCCTTTACAACATCATCCTTATAAGTATAACCAAGTGTTGTAATCATTTCTACTGATTTTGGGAGATAAAGTAATCTTGTCATATCTTTTACTACTTTTGAAAAATAGAAAGTTGAACCTGGTTTAGGTATAATAATTGCAGTCTCCCCAAGTTGTTTAAATGAGTTAGCAAGACTAATTGAATATGTACAAAATAATGATGATCGAAGTTTTACACCGAACTTTTTATTAAACAAAGAATCCATTTTCTCTGATAGTTCTTTTGATGTGTTTAACGGGGCCCTATCTGTCCTAATTTTAAACTCACCAAATGTATCAAGTTTTTTTTGCAAATCCTCGAAACAAACAATGATTTTTTTCTAATTTTTGTGAGAATAATTTGTTGACGGATAGTATCAAAATTGTCTGTAAAATCATTTTCCAATACAAATCGTCTAAAATTCATTGCTTTATCGGCTTTACTTTTAATTTAATCATTGGATACATCATTAAAGGCTTTTTTCATATCTTCTAGAAATACTAGTAGATTTGCATATGTATCAATACCTGAATAATTTGGCACTTTTACATAATAATATGAGTCATTTTCAATCATAATTTCATTAGACTTGTATTGGTTATATGGAGGAAAGCTGGAAAATTTTTTATATGTCTCAGCAGTTCTTTTAAATACTTCGTTGATTAAACTAAAATCTATATTCTTATTTTTTGAAGCTATTATCTTCATATATAAGTTAGAAAATCTACTACTACCTAAATCCATAGGTTTCATACCAACACTCTTAGCAAGCTCATCTTGCTCATCTTTTGAAAATCCTATTTTATCTAACATAACATCCATATTAAGATCATAAAAAAATTGTGTCATATCAGGGATTATTGAAGATGCATAAAATGTACTTCCAGCTTTTGGTACAACTATACCAATATTTCCCATATTAAAACTAAGACCAGTATAAGACATTGCAATTTTAGGTGAAAATGTGGCGAATGTTGTTGATGAACGAATGGGTTTATTGAATAATTTAACAAATTCTTCATCCATTTTTGTAGATAAAACTTTACCGGTATCTAATGGTTTTCTAAATTGTCTAATCGTTTTTTCTCCAACTGGGTCGATAGGTTTTAAGAAACCACGATAAAGACAATGAGTTTTTTCTAATTTTTGAGACTTAATAGATTCTATAATTTGTAACAGAATACCTTCAAATTTATTATTTTTAGTCTCCAGTACAAATCGTTTAAAATGCATTATTTCTTTCCTTTACCTTTAATCCAACCATCAGAAACATCATTAAAGAATTTCTTCATCTCTTCTTCATCAAGTTCGGCAGGAGAACTAACATTATATTTTTTCAGCATATCTTGAAAGTATTCTTGATACTCATCTTGAAGTGATTTTTCCTCTACAACGATTTCATCGCTAATATAATCTGAAAACTTAAAACTCATATTAATTCCTTTTTCTTTTATTTATGCGTTTTGTGCTCTTGATGTCCAACCAGCAAGAAACATCTTTTGTGAGGGGTTATCTTGTACGATTTTATATAGGAAATCCATACGTGCTTTCTTATATTCACGAACAAATGACTCAGCACCAAATGTATTAATTGCATCAACTGTATGAGGACCCATCTGACCATCAACTGTTGATTTTACAATCGTCTGTGCATATTTCACTGCACGGCTAACACCACTATTAACGGCAAAATCATACATATTATTTGCGACGTTTTGATCGGTAATTAGATCACCCATTATCATATCCCAGAAATTTTTCTTATAGAAGTTCATAACACTATTAGTTAATTCAACATCGCTCATAAGCAATTTATCGAAATTAGTAGGGTTAGATTTTTTCATTTTATCAATTATTGTCCATCCGTCCCATTTAGGAAAGAAATTTCGTGCAATACCACGAAAAGTCTCACCACCTTTATCATTAGGGTTATTAACATACCCACCTTCAAATACAGAAGTTTTTTCAAATGCTATTTTAAAATCAGCCATATGTGCTCCTTTGTTTATATTTAAATATTTATTAATAAGAGTTTAAGGTTATTTTTGTTATAATCATAAATACAAAATATATGGGGTCGAAATAGGATTCGACATTTTTTCTGTGTAATATAACAATCAAGCAATCTGGGAAGATTTTAAATATCCAACAAATAATAACAGCAAACTCAACTAGCTATAATACATCTTACGCACTAGCTGCGTAATGTACGGGGTTGTCAAGACTCGCCCTGTTACCTAAATCTTGACTCCTTGTTTACATAGGATAAAATGTAAGTTGTTCGATATGCAATTCATAATCGCGAGTATTAGAAAGTAATACAATCATTATACAATGAATAAATGTTTTGATTTTCGGTTTTTAAGAAAGCCGTCTAAGCTTGTATTAAATTGTTATGTGAAGGATGAAATGGAACTCGGGGCAGTACCGAGCGACTCCAATCTTTCTAAGAATTAACCTTCACGCGGTGAAAGATGTAAGTACTCGATAGAGGAAACTAATAATTCTAAAATAAAGTATGAAATGAATATCTTTGAAAAAGAAATAATTTTCCTAGAGGTTTCTTCAGGTATAATGGATAGAATTTATGTTGGTTGATATACCTGAGTGTTGATTATCAATAAAGGATTTTAGAGGATACAACATCCTCTAAAGTGTAGTTTATAGAAATTAATGGATTTTTATAAAATACATTTGAAAGGTTCTTATGACAAAAAACTTAATGGAAATTCTGGACTCTTGTGAATTTGTAACCAAACACGTAACAATAAATGAAGAATTATTATATTCATTTTCTAATAAAATGATTAAACCTATCCCGGTTACACCTAAACATTCCAAAAACTTGAAAATAGATATATACAATAGCATAATGGATTCTGCATTACAATTCTGTTTTTGGTATGGAAATTCCTCTATTAGAATCAATAATCATTCTAGTTCAGAAATTACTAGATTGGTAAAAGAATATAGTTATGATATTGAGCTATTAAAGAAGCATATTAGATTAGCTCGATTCCCTAATATCGAGTCCAGAACAAAAATTATAGATGAAATTGGGCCTATTAACACTAACAGAATGAGAAGAATAATTTCTATTATATCAAACACTAGAGATGTTGATTCTATATTGAGTACATTAACTGCAGAATTTGATTCATTCGCAAATGATATACTTCTCAAAAAAGCTTTATTAACCGTTATGTCTATCCATTTTAAAACTGGAATAATAAAAGATCCAGAAAAGATATTAATTCCTGCTGACTATCAAATTCCTAAAATGCTTAGACATTTTGGTATTCTTAAATATTCAAATGAATTAGCATATAAAGTTGACAATAACATACTTCTCCTAGAAAATTCAGAAGAAGAATTAGCTATTCGTATTCAAGCTATAAAAGCGGTTAAACGGATACAAGATTTATCTCAAGTTCCTTCATATATGATAGATCAAATACTTTTTCATTCTAGAAAAAATATAACATCAAATCATCATCTAACAATTACCACGAGTTATTAATATTATTTTAAGAATAGTTTGATATAATTAGATATTCAACACGAAGGAAAAAAATGTTTGTAAATCTAATTTCAACAACAAACGCTAAATTTCAAAAATATGTTTGTGACGAGTCTTTAGAACCGAAAGGTCACTTGATATGTCAAACGGGTATATCGTTTTTATACACCCCTTATTTTCAAAACAATCGGGCTGGTATTTACAAAGGGCTTTTGTCTTCTGTGGTTGACACTATAACAGTTTCTGGAGATATATGTACGGTAAAAACCTTGAATTCCGTATATGTATTTAAAATGTATGCTTAAAGAAAATTTAAGCATTTTATTCTGTGTAATTAAACTACAAAAACAAAATATAAAGGAAAGAGATGATTAATTTACAAAAAGGTCAGTCAATCAATTTGTCAAAAGAAGTGAATGCTCAAGGATTACAAAATCTTCGTGCAAGTATCGGATGGGATCCAAATAAGTTTAACACTGGTGGAAAATTTGATTTGGATATCAGTTGTTTCGCTTTGGCAGATTTGGGCGGAGGTTCTTATAAACTTCAAAAAGGTTCTGATTTCTGTTTTTATAATGCACCAATTTCAGCAAACGGAGCTTTGAAATATAGTGGAGATAACACTACAGGTGGGGGAGAAGGTGATGATGAGTACATCGATATTGATTTGAGCAAAGCTGAAGCTGGCATTACAAACTTTTCAATTGTCGTTAGTATTCCAGAGCCACTTAACAGAACATTAAACTTTGGTATGGTTAGTAACTCATATGTAAGAATTACAAACACATTGACTGGTGAAGAAATTGCCCGATATGATCTCGGAGAAGATTTCAGCACAGAAACGGCAGTCCAATTCGGTTCAATTTACCTTTATAACAATGAATGGAAATTCAAAGCAATCGGGCAAGGGTTTCAAGCAGGTCTTAGTGAATTTTTGGAAGAATACAAATACGATAACAACTAAGTTGTTCTAAACTATTCAATAAAACATAATTAAAAAGGAATAACGTGGCAGGTATTAATTTAACTAAAGGCCAAATAATCAATTTAAGCAAAGCTCCTGCAGCTTTGAATGAGTCAACCGGACTTCGTAAGGTGTCATTTGGTTTGGATTGGGGAATGATTTCTCGTGGTGGTATACTAGGATTTGGTAAAACTAAAGAAAAGGTCGATTTGGATGCAAGTGCAGTTCTGATGGATGCCAACAAAAACATTGTCGAAATTGTGTATTTTGGAAACCAAACAAGTTCAAAAGGAACTGTAAGACATTCAGGTGATGACCGTGGCGGTGATGATGCGGATGATGGAAAAGATAATGAAGTAATTAAAGTTAATTTGGAGTGTATGACTGAAGCAACTCACGTAGCTTTTGTACTTAACAGTTATTCTGGTCAAGATTTTGGTCAATTGCCATATGTTCGTATTCGTGCATATACAGGAGACCGTGAAGTTCCTTTAGAATCACAAATTCTTGGTAAAATGGAACTGTCTAAAGATCCTTCTTACAACGGCAAAACCTCAATGGTTATGGGTATCGTTTCAAAAGTAGGTAATGAATGGACATTTAAAGCAGTTGGTCAAGCAACATCAGATCGCGATGTTCGTGACTTAGCAAGATCATCTCGTAATTTCGTTTAATTTTAAAAAAGGATAGAAAGATGGCATTAACACCAACAAGAGTTGCAGCACCTGCAACTCAATCAACAACTTCGTTTCCACAAACAACAGAAGTTTTAGAAACTGAAATTTCTTCATATATGAATAATATTCCCCCAGAATATCGAGATGAAGTTTTAGCTAAAAAAGATCAAATTGTTTTTGGTGATATTTCAACCATTCAAAAATTCGGTTCAGAGATTGCTACAGCTAGTGCAAAATTTACAGCCGAGAGTACAAACGCTATCAAACTGGGTAATGCTGGAGATATTGGTGATAAAATTAATGAGATGATGAGAATTTCTAAGAAATTAGATCCATCTAAACTGCTTGACAACAAAGATCCAGGATTTTTTGGTAAACTTTTCGGAAAAACAAAAGACAAAATAATTGAATTTAAAAATGACCAAATGAGCATTAATGAATCATTAAAACAACTTGGTAATTCACTTCTTGCTGATGCAAAGTCTTTAGAAAATGAAAATAAAAAACTTGAGGGCATGTACCAACAAAACTCAGAAAATATCAAACTGTATGACGTTATTTTAGCTGCGGGTATGATTAAGAAACATGAGATTGAATCTCAAATTATTCCACGATTAGTAGAAAAAGCTCAAGAATCTGGAAAACCTGAAGATGCTAATGAAGTCCGTGCTGGACAAAATTTCCTACGACAATTGGATGTTCGTATAGCAAACATAAATTCAGCACGTTCAGTTGCAATTCTTCAAGCTCCTGCTCTAAAAGATATGCAAGATAGCAATGCTATGCAAATTGAAAACATTCAAACTATGATTACAATTGGTTTACCAGCATGGCACCAACAAATTGCGATGTATATCAGTCAAATGGAAACTCGTCGATCTGTAGAAATTACAAATCAATTGTCTCAAGGTATTAATGAAACAATGAGAGCTACCGCAGCTTTACAAGGTCAAAATGCAGTTATGATTGCAGAAGCGGCGAACAAAGCTATTATTGATGTTGAAACTATTCAAACTATTCAAACAGAATTGTTTTCTAGTATGGACAAAGTTAAACAAATCAATGACGCTGGAAAAACAAAACGTGCTGAAACTGCACAGAAACTTCTTTCAATGGAAAGTGAATTGAAGCAAAAATTGCTTGCTTCATAATTGAGGGGTTACCCTCAATTTTTAAATATAAAAATGTAATTATGGGTGAGAGCATAATGATTGGATCTAACTAATTCAGTTAAACGAACGGTGTCTTGGGCGGAGGCGCTTAGTAAACATTTTTATATTTAAAAGTTGTGTAACTTACAAAAAGCTTGAAATAAAACTAGTCTCTCCATTTAGGAAAGAAAGATTTTTAATTTTTAATTAAGATTAGTCTGATATAATTATACATATGAAAATGAAGGATTTAATATGAAGAAATTGATGATAATAATTAGTTTGTGTTCTTTGTTATCGGCAAACATCAATCATAAGAAACCCGAAATTCCTGTGAACAAAATACAGCTATGTTCCATGTATGAGGGTTCATTTATCACTTCTGCAGACGTGTATGAAGATACTAAAAGTTGTTATGATTTGAAATATAGTATTTTGAGTTTCAAGCAAATGATTTTAGCTGAATGTGATATAGATCCAGAATACATTAAAGTGATTTGGTATTTACAAAAAACATATGAGAAAAACTGCGGTGCTGAATAATGTACTACATGCGAATTCAAAAATCAAAAGGACCTGATTCAGAATTCTCTGAAAAAACTTTAGGGCTTTTAATTAAAAGACTAATTGATTGCTGTTATAAAAAATACAGATTATGTCGGTCATTTTATATTAAAGAAGGAATGATATGGAACCTCAAGCGTTGTCGATAAAATCAAAACCTAAATTAGAACCCACAGCTTTATCAATTAAAGCTAAGCCAAAAATTGAGGACCAGCCAAAAGCTCTTAATATTAAATCATCTAGAACTATAATGCCAATTGTACAAGACAAATTTGATTTCAGTTTTGAATATCTTAAATCAAAAATACCAGAAATAACTACGTTCATGTTTTCTGAAATAAATAAAACTTTATCAAACGTAGAACAACAAAACCCGCTTGATAATGATATTCTTCTTTTGGGAAAAAAGCTTCAAGAACGTATAGCAGAAAAATCGGTCCAGGCTTCATCTATTCAGGGCGGTGCGTTGATTGAGCGTGTTTCTAATTCACACAAAATTATTGCTATGAATATAGAAACTGCAGATAAAGGTTTTTCTGGTTTTTTCAAGAAACTTTTGGGAACTGAAAAAAATAAAGAAGAAATTATTCAAGCTATAAAACATGAACTAAATGTTAACAAAACATTCAAAAATGATATTTCACAATTTACCGAAAATTATCCTAGATTGTTGAACCAATTTGAGTCTTTGCGAACGGAACTACATGTTAATATTGAAGTCCTAAAATTAATGCTAGAAGAGTTTTCTATTAAAGATCAAACTAACAATATTGATTTAGTCAACAGACGAATTTCTTCTTTAAATCAGTCTAGAATAATTATAGAAACTGCGTCCAATATGATTAAAGCTCAAGAATCAAAAATGGCCTTGTTACAAGATACTATTGATAACGTAGTTAATATATTAGTTCCAATATTGCTTAACAAAATGACATTTGAGGATATGAGAGATTCATCCTTTCATGATTTGAGTCAAGATATTATTAAAAAATTACAAACTATGTAACATGAGATTATTATTAGTTTTACTTATTTTTATTATAAGTTACTCTTAAGATGTAGAAATAAACACAATAAATCGAGTACATGATGGAGATATTTTTTTTTCGATTAAATCAAAACCGTAGATTGGAGCAAATTCTGAATTCATTGAAAGATTTTACATTAATAGATACTTCTTATAAAGATATAAGGCTCAAACTTTAGATTTCTTGGAATCAGAAATCTGATACTATAGGTGTAAAGTAGCGAATGATTTTAAATGAGAACATTTTCAGTATATGCTCATTTAAAATCAAGAGAAATATGAGAAATTTATTTCTAATTACAAACAAATTATTACCACGATAAAGGACAGAAAATGAAGACACCTTGGGATGAAATGATAGATATCTCTTCTTTTGAAAAAAATGAGGCATCTAAACTTTTTATGAAGAAAAGAGATGACCAAATTTTTGAATATAAAATTTCCTATTGTTGGCCTGAAAAATGTAGAACTGAATCAGAGGCGTCAAACTTCGTTTTCACATCCATAGGGTTCTATAGAAGCATAGGTGAATTTTTGATGTGGAATGAAGGATTTTCTGATAAATGGTCAGATTTTCTTTTGATAGAAGAAACAAAAAAAGAACGTAATTCTCTTAGAAATGAATTCTTAAAAAACAAATATTACAATTTAAAAGAAAATAATCATCAGGTGAACATAGAAGAAGATTTGCAATCTCATTTAATATCTATTCAAATGAATTCTTAATATTACTCTAAGGTTATTCTGATATAATTATTGTATCAAAAGAAAAGAAGGAAAAAAAGATGGAAGCTTTAGCAAATATTGGTATTAGTTGGTCATTGTGGGTGACATGTGTATTTTGGTTTTTGATTGTAATTGTTAATTGGGGAGTACCAAAGTTAGATATAGGAAAATTGTTTTTCTTTATCTTTGCACCGGTTCCACTAATTTTATTGGATTTTCTATTGGGTTAATTAAATAAAATCTAGTGTAATTGAAGCTTTAGGTGAATCTAAATTACTCACTCTTGCGAAAGAATGATAATTTTGGATTTGGTGATGTATCATTAATGATGAATACATTAAAACGAAAAAAGGAACAGAATGAAATTAACAAAAGGCGCTAGCATTTCATTATCTAAAGATGATGATGTTTTAAAAGAAATTACCGTAGGATGTTCTTGGGGAACTTTAAATAAAAATATTGATATTGATGTTATGTTATTTTTGGTAAATTCTACAACTAAACAATTAGTAGAAAAAATTTATTACGGTCATCAAATAGCCCGGAATGATTCTGTTATTCATTATGGTGATGATACTACTGGATTTAACAAACAACATGAGTCCGACAATGAAGTTATTTTCATTGACTTGAATAAAATGGATAATGGTGTCGATCGAATTTTGATTTATGTTGATTCTTATTCAGGTTATAAATTGAGCAAAGTCCCTAATTTGAAAGTTAGAGTTTACTCCGGAAAACCAGGTAGAATCAATGAAGTTTTGTGTTCTTATGAAGTAACTTCAGATTCATCATCTTCTTATTCAATGCACATTGGTGAAATTTACAAAACCATTGCAGGAGAATGGGAATTTAAAGCGGTGGGTGAATACCGAAAAGAAAACCGTTTAGATCAGATTTTACAATATGTATTATCTACTCTAGATAAACCAGTTGATTCAAAGAACGAACTAGCTGAGATGTGGAATCGTATATTTTATGGATGGATTAACCCATTTTTCAAACGGATGGCTTCATGAATATCTATAAACCTCCATATGAATTACCTAAAGACGAAAGATTATCAATCTTTCTAGCAGGTAGCATTGACATGGGAAATGCTACAAATTGGCAAGAAATGATTCAAAATAAATTGCAAATGTTCGATATTAATGTATTCAATCCTCGAAGAGATGATTGGGATAATTTACAAGAACAATCCGCTAATAATGAATATTTCAAAAAGCAAGTGAACTGGGAATTAGATGCTCTAGATAAAAGTACGTGGATTTTAATGTATTTAGAACCGGGGTCTTTAGCTCCAATTAGTTTACTTGAGCTAGGATTATATTCAGACACTTCAAAATTACATGTAGTTTGTCCAGATGGTTTTTATAGAAAAGGTAATGTTCAGATAGTATGTGAACGTTATGGCATAAAGTTATATAATGATTTGGATAGTTTTATGAATCTATTAATTACAGCTTTAACAATGTTTGAAAAATAAAGGAAAGACATGAAAAAATTAACAAAAAGCTCTATCATCGATCTTAAAAAAGATGGTGATGATTTAAAGAATATCAGAGTACAATTGGATTGGGAAACTCCAGAGAATTCCCCATATGGTAGTTTTGATCTGGACGGAAGCGTTTTTGGATTGGTAAAAAGCGAAATTGAAAGTGGTTATGAATTGTTTGATGAAGATTATTTCATTTATTACAAACATACTGAAACTGAAAATAAAAGTATCGTTCACTCTGGAGACGACAAAACTGGAGAAACCGGAGAATCTATTGTAATTAAATTAGATTTGATTCCAATTCCAATTTCCCATATTTCATTTTTTGTAACCATCCATCGTGCCATTAAAAAAATGCAAAATTTTGGAATGGTAAAAAATTCAGTTATTCGTCTTTGGAATGAAGACAATGGTGAATTGATTGCAGAATACAAACTAAATGAATCTTTTTCAGATGAAACTGCGGTTCATTTTGGAACCATCTATCGAGGAGCCGAAGGTTGGGAATTCAAAGCAATCGGCCAAGGTTATAAACGAGATCTTGCTGATATTTTGTATTCATATGGTGTCGAAGTTTAAGTCATGAATTACTAAATTACAACGGATTTTATATGTCCGTTTGAATGTAGTTTTTGCATAACTAAGTCTAAAAAAGTAAAAAATCATATGTTTTATGATTCTAAAATATTTGACTAATCAAAAAATGAAAGGTAATTTATGAAAAAAGTATTATGGATATGTGCTTTATTTGGCACATTGATTTCGGCAGATGAGCACACTTTGGGTCTATACTGTTCTGATGAACAAGTAGGAATTTCAATAAGTGAAGATTCATATGTTCAAAGTTCAGTTAATTGGGCGGCGTGTTTAAACAAATCCACAATCAAATTTAACAAGAAAACAAAAACGTATTCGGTTTGGACTACATTTTTAGCAACCAATAAGAATGTTAATATGATTAATTCTAACGCTGGTTATATGAGAGTTCTTAAAGAGTTTAATCCAAAAACTAAACAAGTTCGTGCAATTGAAGCTAACATTTATAGTTGCAATGGTACATATATGACCAGTTTTGATATAGAGCCTTGGTATAATATTGTTCCAAACTCACTTGATGAAGAAATCTTAACAGCAATGTTATCTAAATAAAAGGAAGAAAATGAAAGCTAATATGAAATACTTCACAGGAAGTTTTTGGTTTACTGTAATTGCAATGGTGTTGGGTTATGTATATGGTATGTATACTACAGGTTCTGTAGCGGCATCTATGAGTATGGTTGCCGTTATTGGTATTTTGAGCGTTCTTGAGGTGTCATTATCATTCGATAATGCAATTGTCAATGCTAAAATTTTAAAAGATATGGACGAGGTATGGCGCAAACGTTTTGTTACCTGGGGAATGGTGATTGCGGTTTTAGGAATGCGTTTAATATTTCCAGTAGTTATTGTATCACTTGCCGGTTCTATGGGAATGTGGGAAGCGTTTAGTTTAGGATTTTCAAATCCAACTGAATATTCTCGAATTTTAAATGAAAGTCATACAAGCGTAGCTGGATTTGGTGGGGCCTTTTTGTTATTGGTTTCATTAGGTTTCTTTTTTGATTATGAAAAAGATGTCCATTGGGTTAAACATGTTGAATATTATCTATCTAAAATTGGTGCGGTAAAATCATCAGAAGTTTTAGTAACATTATCCGCATTGGTTGGCATTACATATATGTTACCAGAAACAGAACAAATGGCGTTTTTGATTGCAGGTATAGCGGGTGTTATTACGCATGAAGTGGTTAAAGGTCTTGGTGATCTTATGGAAGCAGGTGAAGAAGCGACCATTAGTGTTGCCAAAGCAGGATTAATGAGTTTACTTTACCTTGAAGTTTTAGATGCATCATTTAGTTTTGATGGTGTAGTAGCCTCATTCGTTATCACTAAAGATATTATTATTATCGCATTGGGTCTTGGGGTTGGTGCAATGTTTGTTCGTTCATTGACATTGTTCTTCGTAGCAAAAGATACATTAGGTGAGTTCAAATATTTGGAACATGGCGCATTTTGGGCAATTTTGTCATTGGCTGTTATTATGTTTATGAGCACAATGTGTCATATTCCAGAATTGGTATCTGGGTCTATTGCAGTGGTTCTTATTGGTGCAAGTTTAATTTCATCAGTTCTTCACAAAGAAGAATAAATTGAATCTTATCCTTTAGGGGATAAGAGTTGAGTTTATAAAAAGGAAAGCCAAAATGTTTCAATGATTCAAAAAAAAATTATTTTTACCTACAGAAAAATATCTAACGTCAAAAATACTGTAAAAGAAGATTGTTTTAATAATTAATCTTATTCTAAGGTTATTCTGATATAATTATTGTATCAAAAGAAAAGAAGGATAGAAAATGATTCAAGTTACAAATGCAGGAAAAGCAGAATTAGGTTCATTGAAATTAGACTTTAGTCATGTGACTAAAGGAAAAGTTTATTTCTATGTAATTGACACGTCTAAGTTTTGTTATGATTCAAATTATGAGGTTTTAGAATCTCGTAAAGTAGCAAAAAATAAAACTATTCGTTACGGCGGTGCTACATTTGATCTTTCATCTGTAGCCGGCATTCAAAATATTTAAAGGTATAAAAATGAACATTGGATTTTTGGGCTTATTGGCTGTTGTGTTTATCACATTAAAATTGATTGGGTATATTGCGTGGTCATGGATTTGGGTTTTGAGCCCTATTTGGATTCCATGGTTGTTTATTATTGTTGTTGGCGTATTGTTCAGCTGGACTTCATTTAAAACTAAACATTAAAAGGAAACGAAATGTCTACAGGAATGAAAATTGGTTTAGGATTTATGTTCGCATTTATTATGGGAACATTCGGTTTGGTAGTTATGGTTATTAGTTCAAAATTCACAGCAAATGAATTTGAGACGGCAATTCATTACTCATATAAAGATCAGCAAAACATTTACAGCAACATGAACAAAAACATGGAAGCTGCAGGATTAACTGTTGAAAATTATGGTGAGACCGCAATCAATGCTATTAAAGAAAAAGCGAAACAATATGCAGACAAGCCAGAATTAGTAGCACAGTTTGTTTCCGAAAAACCTCAGAATATTGATTCTGCAATTTGGATGAAATTCATGGACTCTTATAAACAAGACTCTATTGCAATTCAAAATGCCCAAACCGCACGATTGAGCAAAGCGGAAGCGTATCAAACATGGTTAGGTTCTAGCGCAAAAGGTTTCATTGCTGGAACGGTATTCAATTATCCAACCCCATCAATAAAAGAAGAAATGGAAAAAGTTGTTATTACCTCAAAAACAACCAAAGCATTTGAAACAGGTGTAGATGAAGATGCAAAAGTATTTGGAGGTTCTAAATGATTCTCCCAGCTTCTAAGTTAGAAGGTTTTCTTTATTTCACTTATGATGATTACATAAAATCAACTCCCGTTACAAAAGTCAAAGTTTTTAGAGAAGTTAAAGCTAAATGGTTCAGTTTTTGGAAAAAAGAAATTTGTGATGTTTATTCTTTTAACATGATTCAAGTTGATAATGACAAAATTACAACTTATTATAAATCAGAACCTTGTAATGAATTGATTGAACAATTGAATAAACTCCAATTATCTAAAAATTCATCAATAAATTTAAAAAAATCTTAAGACTATTATGATATAATATGTTATTAAAAAGAAGGATGGAAAATGTTCGACGTTCTTGTTATGGTAATAGCAAATCCATTGTTATGGGTTAATATAACAATCCCGTTTATGATTGGAGTGTTTTTAGTTTTTTCTAAAATTGATTATACCCCCAAAGAATTCGCAATTCAATTTTCAGTTACATTTGTGTTTTTGTTTATTGTTTATTTGATTGCTTTTGGAACCACCGCTAATTTGTTTCATAAAGTGTATTACAACACTTCAGTAAATTCTATTACTTATTATGAAGCATGGGATGAAGAAGTTCATTACACAGAAGAAGAATGTTCAGGAACTGGAAATAAAAAATCATGCACAACTGTTTACAGAACTCGAATAGATCATCACCCAAAATATTGGGAATTAGTTGATAATTTAAATGGATCTATGAATGTTGATGAATCTGATTATATAAAAGCACGTAACAAATACGGTGCAAAGAAAGAATATCTTCATCATTCAGGTCAAGTGTCTTACGGAGATGGGAACGCTTTTAAAGTCACGGTTACAGATATTGTTCCTCATGTTCAAACACATGAAGAAGTTAATTATGTAAAAGCAGTCAAATACAATATTGTTAAATCCGAAACATTCCCTAAAAAGATTGAAGCCTATAAAAAGTCAGGTCAATTATTGGAATACCCATCAATCATGTTGGGTGATATTGGAAATTATTATATAGAACGAGTACTAAAAGCCAAAAATGTACTAATAAATGATTCAAATATGACTAAACAATTGGAAGAATATGCATCAATTGCTGGATCTTCCAAACAAGTAAATCCTTTGGTTTATATTGTAAAAAATCAAAGTCCGGAATTTACAGAGGTATTAAAAGCTTATTGGGTTAATGGTTCTAAAAATGATGCTATATTGATTTTAAATATCAATGATGATAATATTATCACTTGGAGTGATACTATTTCATGGACTAAAAATCCTAAATTTTTAGTGCAAAATCAAACCATTTACACTGGATTGAATATCAATGACCCAAAAGTAACCGAGTTGTTTATATCACAAATTCAATCAAATTTCAAACGGGTTTCTATGAAAGAATATGAATATTTGAAAAACAATATAGATTTATCAATTACAGCTGAATTAGTGATAATTGTTATAAACTTGATATTGTCTGGAATTGTATTCTTTTATTTTTCAACACAAAATCCATTTAATTCAACTAAAAATTATGGAGAAAATAGATGGAGATAAAAGAAATTCAGAACAATCCGTCTGTAAATTTTGAGTACATTATTATTGATACATTAGAGGTAGGTATAGAACTTAAATCATTTGAGATCAAACAAATAGCTCTTAAAAAATGCAATATTAAAGGGTCTTTTTGTAAAATAATAAAAGGCGAAGTAATTTTGTTTGATATGAATATTGAACAATACAAAGATGCCGTATTTTATGATAAGATAGAACCGAAACGTCAAAGAAAGATCCTTATGCATAAAAAGCAAATCAAACGTTGGAAACAAGAGATGGATTTAAATCAACATTACTCCATTGTTCCTCAGAAGATTTATATCAACTCAGAAGGTCGTTGTAAAATATTGATGTGTTTGTGTAAAGGTAAAAAATTACACGATAAAAGAAATTCAATCAAAGATAGAGATATCTCAAGAAAGGTAAAAAATGATTTCTAATAATAAAATGGCTCTGCTTTTAACAGTATTGTTCTTCGTTGGTGTATATTATCAATTTACAGCAATTTTCTTCGTGGTTGTAATTATTGCCCTTGGTTTAGTGATATTTAGAGAGACCACTATTCATCCAGCTGTATCCATATTTTTGGCTTCAGTAATAGCATTTATTGGACTTCTAATGTTTATTGTAATAACCAAGGTGTTTGCTCATGATGTAGTAACTGAAACTGTTATTAATGTAAAATCATTTAGTGATGATACGTTATCAATACATTATACAATCGGTAATGATGAAAATGTAAGATCAGAAATATTAACTAATAACAATTATTATCATGAAAAGGCAGAGTTTTTGGAAAATGGGACTTGTTATCTTCAGAAAATTACAAATACATTGGGAAATCTTGAACTAAAATCCACAAAGGTTGATTGTCATTAAAATGAAATCTAAAGCATCTGATTTATTACCTTTGTATAAAACAATACAAAATCTGTTAAATGATAATGATTTTTTGAAAGTAACTGAAATTGTAGATGAATATATTCAGAAGGATGATATGGTATTATGGGTTGGTTTACCTAGATTGACGTTCGTATGGAGAAAATCTTTACCTAAATGGGATTCATGGGTTGCAGACAGCATCAAGAAATTTGATGAGTCTGGAGAAAACGGTCGCAAAATAATGCGCGGTTTATATTAAAAAAGGATTTATATGGAATTTATGTTAGGTTTTTTTGCAGGTTTGTCCTTGCAGTATTGGATTTTGTTGGCAGTAATATGTGGATCTTTGATCTTAACCGTTTATAATGAACAATTTCAAGCTGAATTTTTGTTTGCTGTAGGTGCTTTTGGTTATTTTGCATATCATTTGATTAAACCAGAATATATTGATTGGGTTTCTTTAGCATATTTTGTTGTAGTTTATTTACTTATTGGATTAGTGTGGTCATTTAAAAAATGGTTTTCCTTTGCTAGAGTCAAATACAAAGAACATATTGACCGTGAGAAAAGAATGGAACAAGAATATCCATTTAAGCTTAATGTTAAAGATCATAAAGAGAGATTGATTATTTGGATTTTATACTGGCCTTTATCTATGATTGGTTACATAATTGGAGATTTGTTTAGAGATTTAATTGATTGGATAATTTCCCGATTTAGTGGGTTTTACAACTACTTAACTGAAAAAGCTAAGTTTTAATTAAGAATCTTTTTATCATTAGCTCTTTCAAAATCAATAAAGTTATTGTTTTAGGTAAAATTTTGTTTATGTACCTTATGATATTATTAATTCCTAAATTTTATAAAAACAAAAGAATAAAATGTTATAATATACAAAATAGAAGGAGAGCTTATGTTAAAAGTTATTTTAGATGCTATTCATGAATTAGCGTTTGTAAACATTGGTAATAAAAATGCAGAAATATCAATTAAGGTTTCTGATTTGGAATTATTGCGTTTGAGAATCTTGGAGCTTGAAAAAGAAAACAAACGTTTGAAAAATGATAATGAAACAAAAACTACAAAGTTAGATGTCATTAGAGAGCAGTTAAATATCTTAGACGCTAAACTTACTATGCGTACAACATTTGATGATTATAAAAAAAGATATAATAGATAGGAATAATATGAAATTACAAGCCGTTTTCAAAACTATTAAAAACAATAAAGATTTAATAGCTTTTCCTATTGTATTAGCATTGATGTTGCTTATTCCAAGTCATAAATTTTTATATTCAGATACTCCGGATTTCGTTATTCAAATGATGGACAACCTTGCTATTAATACTATTGTGTTGATGGTAATTATAATTTCTCCTATGATTTGGGTAATATTGAAAGAAAATGTAAACAAGATATTAGATGATTATAAATATTTTTCTGAGGAGATCAAATGAAAGAGCTTATTGAATTTAACATGAGTTATTTTAACATATTGAGCTGTTGTGATTATCATCATAAGATATTACGTATTGAAGAACTAAAACTTTCTTTCAAAAATTCAAAGAACAAAATAATTGAGTTAAGATTCAGCGAATCTGATATTAAACAATTTAGGCATAAATCACATTATATAGACATGACCAAATTGAAAGATATTCCACGAGATTACAAGTTATTTTGTGTAAGACGTAATGTTGTTACTCCTGGTGTTTTCCGAAATGAGACGGAATCTGTTGATAACGTACTCATTCATATTACAAAACCAGTACCAATAAGTATACTAAATAGACAGTATGATGAATTCATAAAGAGTTATACTTGGTAATTTTAATGTTACTATAAGTTTATTATGTTATAATATAAAAATTAAAACAAGGAAAGAAAATGTCAGCTATGATTTTAAAAGCTATTAATTTTGCTACATCAAAGCATGAAGGGAAAAAACGAAAAGGTTCAGGTGAGCCATATATTGTTCATTCCATCATGGTAAGTTATATTCTTGCTGAATACAAACAATCAAAAAACATTGAAGAACTGGTTTGTGCTGCTTTACTTCATGACACACTAGAGGAAACAGAAACAACTTTCAATGAAATAGTGAATGAATTCACTCCTTTGGTAGCTTCACTTGTAATGGAATTAACTTCAGATAGTGCTCTTATTAAACAAATAGGCAAAAATGAGTACCTTAAAATCAAACTTTGTGGAATTTCTAATTATGGTTTGATTTTGAAGTTTGCTGACTTACTTGGACATATCTCTTATAACCCATCTATAAAAATGGTAGATGATGCTATTGATTTGATTAATCATGTTCGTAAAAATAGAAAACTCACATCAGCTCAAGAGTCTATTGCTATGGACATTTTAGCCAAATGTAAGGTTATAACAAATCAACGCAAAGTGGAGTCAGAAAAATGAATAAAGTAAAATTTATAATCAAATCATTGATAGATGAAAATACCGAGCTTCCCTTTTTATTTTTAATTGTGTGGTGTTTATTAGGAGTTGCATTTTTTCCTTGGGTTCCATTTCCCCATAATGTAGACTGGTTTCTTGGATATGTTATTAAATTTTGGATGATGTTTATTGGAACGGTTTTTTTCCTTAGTGGCATTTGGGTTATTTACTTTTCAATGAAGTATATATTATATATATGGAATAAAGTGAAAATCTTATCATCACAATATGATAAAAATCAAAGATCTTGAAAATGTAAAGGATAAAAAATGTATTATGAATTTAAATGTGAAAATAATAATTGTGAGCTTTTTGAACAAACTGTAGAGAAAAATATCTCATATAAAGACTTGGATAGTCAAGTTTGTGAAAAATGCGGAGATCCATTAAAACGGATCTGGAATACCAATGTTGGTATTAAAACCTCAGATGGATATAAATCATGAAAAAAACTAATTTATTAATAGCGTCGTTGATAACAGCGTATTATGAAAAAAATAAAATTCTTCCTTTCACTGCTTTAGAATCAGATGAAGATACAGATGTAATATCTTTTGATGTCCAATCAGATTTTATAGATGAATTTAAAAAACATTCCACAAAAAATTTCAATAAATCATTTGAGGATTTTGTAAATGAAACTTTAGAAAAAACATTAAAGGATATAAAAGATGGAATCGAACTTTGATCCTCAAGCTGTACTAAAATCATTAGAAACATGGAGAGAGTTTTATGATGATGAACCTCCATTTATGGTAGTTAAAGATCCTATAGGAAATAAGAGTATATCCTCTGCTGATTTGCAAGATATTGAAAATGCTGTAATTTCATTTAGAAATGAATTCCTTAGTCTTGTGGAATCTAATCTACAAAGAAAAATGAACAAAGCTGAATTAGACGAACTTAGCTATGGCGTGTATTTCGTTTATAAGTTAATTCAGGGTTCTCACAATGAGCATTTTTGATTATAAATTTTCTGTAAGTTACAATCCAAAGGCAGATTGTTTTATTATAAAAATGAATGGAACTAATAATATCTTGGTTACAATAGCTACGGAATTTGAAAATATTAAATCTGAAATAACATATCTAAATGAGAAAGATTTCATCGATTATTCATCGAAATATATCATTGGATCTTATACTCTTGATAAATAATAATAAAGCACACTGGAGAATATTATGAAATTCAGCACTATGGTTAACATTAACGAAACGGCTAAAGATGTTATTAAAGGTGTAAATTCACCTGAAGCTTACGATTTATTAAAAGGATTTGATAGATACGCTGCTTATATAGATGACGGCGATACGCATCGTAGAGTACAAGCTCAAAATCATGAGATTTTGCAAAAACTAAAAGAAATGGGTGCAACTGAAGTTGACTTGCAAATTATGAAATATGATGGATCTAATGATATCTGGAAAATAAAACTATAAGGAATAACATATGTCTAAATATGTGGAAATTCCTCTAAAAGATGAGTGGTTTATACATATAACCACTAAAGAAAATGCCGAATTGATATTAAAATCAAAGAAGCTATTCGCATCAAAATCAAAATTAGGAATCGGAGAAACATTTGCTTTAAGTACATCATTTGGGATATGGTCAAACTCCTTGCCTTTGGATATTTTAAAAGCAACAGACAGCACTCATTCAGCTATAATGTTTCAAGTGACTACTAAACCAAACATTGCGGAAATTAATCAAATTGTTTGGAAAAAAGATATTTCTATAAAAAAAGCTAAAATGATAAAATTATCAAAAGCTAAAAATGAATTGTCATCTAAAAGGGTTAGGAAATATTCAATTCCTACATCGAATACACCCCCGATAAAATATATCTAAAGGAAAGAGATGATTTCTAAACAAGTCATTGTTGTTAGAAAAGATTTAAATATGCCCGAAGGAAAGTTAGCTGCTCAAGTTTCTCATGCTTCCATGGCCCCTCTCATTGAAAAATTGAGAGGATTCTCTCACGATTTAGTAACCCCCACAGATACAGAACAAAGACTTTTTATAGATTTAATACCAGGAGATGCTTGGAAAGATTGGATTGATGGAAGATTTCGCAAAATTGTAGTTTATGTAAAATCAGAACAAAAACTCTTAGATATTTTTAACAAAGCTAAAGAGGCTAAATTACCTTGCTCTTTAATTAAAGATGCAGGATTTACGGTTTTTAATGAACCTACTTATACTTGTGTTGGTATAGGACCTTGCTGGGCTGAGGATGTTGATAAAATAACAGGAAAACTAAGATTACTTTAAAGGAAGAGAATGATTGATGAAAAAACATTAAAGATGAAAATTGATGATAGAGTTGCTCCTGAAAAAATGGTAGTTGGTATATCTGGAGAATTATGTTATGTTACTTATTACCAGATGAAGGGTAATAAAAAAGTTCTAAATTCAGAAACTTCTTGGACTAATTGGTCTAAAAATGCAAGCGATCCATTGATTGTTGAAAATCAATTCTCATATGGATTTAAGTTAGCTGGTGTAAATGGGCGATGGTCTAGAAACGCAGCTAACGCAGACAACTTACTCATTGAGCATCCATTGATAGGTAAATCTTTTGAATTAAGCTTAAGTAGATTTTTAGAAATAGCTGGTGAAATTACCATTGAAAAAGGTGAGCTTCTAGAACAGTTCATAATGACCAATGATAGAAATATTGTAACTAGAGAAGAATACGATAACATTATTCTGGAATTAAATCAAAAAGAGTTAGAACTAAAGAAAACTCAGGAAAAGCTGAAATCTGTTAAAGTTTCTTCTAAAGATCAACTACCAGGTCATGTTTATGCTGAAAGCAAAACTGGAAAGAAACTTCTTTATATTGGAACCGTAAGTGTTGATGAGGGTGCAGACACTGTAATTAAATATTGTTACATATCTATGGAAGGTTCGCCTGTACAACGATTAACTGTAGCAGAATGTACTGAATGGACAGGTAGCGGAATTAAATTTATTGAATCCAAAACTTTTCCAGGATTAGTAAAAGCATATGGATCTATAGACAGATTCTCAAAAAAAATTTCATATTCAACTTATACACATTCTTGTTATGTGACAAAAAGTCCAAAGAGCTTAAGCTCTTTGGATATTTCAAACGAAGATTTGTTTAGTGAATACACAGATGATGATTGGAAAGTAATTGAAGAAACATATAATTTCAGAGCTAGCAAAAATCTTTGGAATAGAAACTTTTTTAATACTTACGATTCCGTAACTTGTAATTTTAAAGCTGATTATTTAAACAAACATTAATATTAAAAAGGAAAGACTATGAGTTATTGTGATTACAATCCTCGACTATTCAAAGAGTTCACTTCTATGAAAACCAAGATTAAACCTACATTTTCAGAAACTTGGTCTATAACTGCACAAAGTTATAATAAAAATGAAACATGTATTTTAAGCAATGAAGAAGGTGTAAGCATTGCTGATATTAGTATAAAGAGATTTTTTCAGTTTATGAAAGAACAAAACCTAACTATGATTGGGAACAAACTAGTTGGTAAATTCATTATTGGAAATGATCGAAGCCTATATACTGAAGAAATGTTTAATATCTGGAAAGAGAAATTTGATAAACGTGTAGAATCAGAGATTGATAAAAAAGACCTTAAAGAGGGGTATATCTATCAAACTGTTTGTGGGAGTCATTTGCTTTTCTTAGGAAAACGTTATTATATGACCGGAACTATTAAAGGTGATATTGTAAAAATAAACAAACCAGGTTATGATTATTTTTGCATTTCTAACTATCAACAAGATGGTTTATTTAGATCTAATTTATATACATCACGATTGAATCAGAGACTGGTAAAGGAGATTGGCCCCGGAACATTGAATATTGAAAATTGGGAAACCAAAGTATTGACTAAGTCTCAAATATGGGGTAGATATACGCCAAATTCTCCTGTTTATTTCCATCTAGGAACATCTCCTATTAAAGCTGATAATTATGTTATAGTTCCAGAAGCCACCACAAGCGTAACCAATACTTGTATTGTAAACGAAACTCCCCGGCAGATAATGTGTATCGAAGATAGATATTCTAGAAATTCAAATCTAGGTTATGTATATGGAGCAGAGCTTAAAGTAGAAGATAATATAATTACCAATTTCCCTAAAGGTCCTAGCGTTTTGAGCAAAGTAGGTACAAAAATTTTGTCAAGTGAAATTAAATATTGTGTATTAAAAGCTATTCCTAATATATAATTAATATTTCTTTTGATATAATTATACATAAGGAGTTCATCATGAAGTTATTTACATTACTATTGATTGGAACAATTTCATTTGCTGATGGTTTTTATTATCACGGAGCTCAAAGTTACCGAGGAGCAATGAATCATCACACAGTTAACCATGGAACTTGGGTTGTTCCATTGGCTATAGGTGGAATTATCGGTTATGTAGTCGGACGGGAACAAGATGACATTTACAAACCTATTCCGGTTTATAATGTTTATTTAGATAAGAACAGAAACACTTCATATGTAGAAGAAGTAGTTTACATAGAAAGCTGTGATTGTTATAAAAAAGTATTAATCAAAGAATAAGGAAAGATATGCAAGTAAGTTATATAATGAAGCCAAATGGCACAATAAGTCTAATGATTGATGGAAAAATGAAATCCGTGGAAAACACTCATGTGAATTATAAAGCCATTGTTGACAAATTGAATAAAGAAGATTATGAAAATTTGTTAGAGTTAGTAGATATGATTACAGCTGTAAAAGAAAAACTACAAGCTCAAAGCGAAGAGTTGTTTAAACTTGATTCTAATGTAATCATTTACAAAGATTATACCTTGAATGACTTTATGAGCCAAAGAATCATATCTATGATGAATGAATCAATGAATCTAAAACCTTTGGCTAATTTCATTGATAAGTTATTTGAAAACCCATCATATCGTGCAGTAAATTCGTTGTATGAATTCTTAGAGTTTGGCGGAATTCCATTATCACCAAACGGAAACTTTTTAGTTTACAAAAAAGTAAGACAAGATTATAAAGATATCCATTCTGGAAAATTTGATAATTCTCCAGGAGCAGTTGTTAAAATGCCTAGATATGCTGTAGATGAAAATCCCGATAATACTTGTTCTCATGGACTACACGTTTGTAGTTTTGATTATTTAAAACATTTCGGAAGCGGTTCTTTTGATAGAATTGTAATATGTGAAGTTAACCCAAAAGATGTAGTTGCAATCCCTAAAGATTATAATAACACTAAAATGCGAGTATGTGAATACAAAGTTGTAGGTGAATTGGAATCGGATATTGTTGACTCATTGCGAGATACTTATTGTGTTGATAGTTATTGTGATTATGAAGATGAGTTTGATGATGATTTTGATTTAGACAAAGATGATGAAATTATAGATGAATTGAATGTGTCTAAAGAAGACATAAAAGAAGTTATAACTTCTGAAGTTACTAAACTAGGAGAAAATATTTCAAAATCATCGACAGTTGAATCAAAATCTAGTTATATGAACACATTCTTAGAACTATTTAAAAAAGATTAGTAGGCTCAATGAGCCTACGTTTGTTTCTTAATTTTATACTAAGAATAAAATGATATAATATTACAAAAAAGAAGGATAGCTTATGATTATGCAAGAAAAAGAAAATGATGTTATTGTAAAAGGATTAGGTGAAACGTCCGAGTTTACTATCAAAACATCAGCAAAAGCTTTTAAGATTTTGAGTCAAAATCTTTATTCAAATCCAGTTGGGGCGGTAATTAGAGAATTAAGTACTAATGCTTATGATTCTCATGTGATGGCTGGTTGTCCTGAACGCCCTTTTAAAATAAAAATTCCATCTATTTTAGATCCAGAATTTAGCATTCGTGATTATGGAACCGGATTGGCTCACGATGATGTTATTGGATTATATAGCACATTTTTTGAAAGCACAAAAACTCAATCTAATGATATGGTCGGCTGTTTGGGTTTAGGTTCAAAATCTCCCTTCGCAATAACAGATAGTTTCTTCGTAATAAGTTACTTTAATGGAGTAAAATCAGTATATTCAGTTTTTACCGATAAAAATTTTATTCCAAGTATTTCATTATTTGGATCCGAAGATACAGAAGAAGAAAATGGTTTGGAATTACAGATTGCAATAAAAAACAATCTTATCAGCTCATTTCCTTATGAACTAAAAAAACAGCTTCATTTTTTCAAAACTAAACCTATTGTAGAAGGTTATAACAACTTTTCCTTTAACAATTTTGAAATAAAATTGTCCGGGGACGGTTGGTATTATAGCCCTGGATTCAATTCATCTTATGTTGTTCAAGGACAGATTGCATATCCTTTAGATTCCAATTTAGTACGTTCTATCAATATTTTGCCATCAAAATTCATCAACTGTAGCAAGTTAGCAAGTCGTGGGTATGCATTTGAAATGCCAATTGGTTCAGTTGACATTGCTCCTTCTAGAGAAGCGTTGAGTTATGATGAAAATACAATTAACGCTATAGTTAAAAAAGCTCAAAGCGTTATCAATGATATTGAGACAAACATCATCAAAGACATCAACGAATCAGAAACTAGATGGGAAGCTATTAATAAAAAGTATGATTTAGATGACGGCGGGTTTCTGAAATCTAATGCAGACTTTTCATCATGTAAATGGGATGTTAGTAATCAATATGTCAGAACTGATATAGAAATTAAGAAGTTCTGGAATAAAACTTCCGTAAGTGTAAAGAATATGGAAAGTAAAGATTATATCGGATATTATGTAAGAGTAAGAGAAAATGCTAGATTTATTCGAGTAAAATCAACAGAACACAAAGGACATGATTATAAAGTTAGACAATTTGTGTTAGATAAACATTGTTCAGCATATGTTTTATATACAGATTTGAGCATCGAAGATATTCAGAAAAAATTAGATAATAAGAATCTGAAAGTAATTGAAATTAGTTCATTATCTTACAAACAAAATAAATCTACCACTTCTATCAAAAAAGAAGTAAATGAATGTAAAGTGTTATCAACTTATACTTATAAGAAATCTGCTTGTTGGAATGATTCTCAAACAGATAGAGCTACAGAAGAAGATTTTTATGTTCCTATTGTTAGATATGATGTTGTTTTTAATGAAAAACAAGTAGGTGTTGAATATTTAATTAAAGCTATGGAATATTTAAAAGACAAAAATATTATTCCTAAAGGTTCTAAAATATACGGATTGAATAAAGCTCAGGAAAAAACAACAACTCTTAGAAATTTATTTGATTACATCTCAGAATATTTTAAAAATCAAAAACGTTATAAATTGCCAAATCATCCGGTAGCTGATTTGAGCCCCGAATATGTCGAAGGTCTCAGTATTTCTAAAAAATTGAAGCTAATTAAAGAAATGAGAGATAATAATCATAAATTCAATGATTATAGATTTTCTGAATATGTTTCCAAATTTTTGAAGAAAGAAATTGTTTTAGAAGACGTTTCAGAAGTAGATCCAGAGTTTGATAAGTATTTACTATTGACTAAAATTAATTCTAGTGTTATTCCAGAAGTTTTGAACATGATGAAATTTTGTGAAGAAAATGGATATAATCCTAAAATCTAAAAAATTTTAAGGTTATTCTGTATAAATTGTATAAAAAGGAAAGAAAAATGTTACCAACGCTAGAACAATGTTTAACAATTTGTGAAAATAATATATCTTTTAAATTTAAAGTAGAAAATATTGAGGGCAAAAAAGTATATCAGTTCAATTATTTTTTAGCCAAACATAATGATTTTATTAATCCATTGAATCAACCTGAAGATAACATAACAGTAACCGCCGAAGAGCTTCGTGGTTTAACTTTTGTGGAACAAGATGATGGTTCTTTTAAACGGTATCTAATGCTTCACAAATTCTTCAACTTAAATCAGGTTCCTGGCTATCAATATACAGATGTAAAAGATAAAAAAATATCTAGCGTTGCAGACAAACGTGATGGATCTATGATAACATTCGTTAAAATTAATGGGAAAGTTTTCGCTAAAACAAAATTTTCATTTCAGTCTGAACAAGCATTGATAGCTCAAGAATTTTATGAAAAAGATTCTGGTATAAAAGCATTAGTTGATGAGTTCTTAGCTTATGATGTTCAGCCATTTTTTGAACTTACTGGACCTATGAATCAAATAGTTTTGCGATATAGCAAAACAGAGCTAAAAATAATTCAAGTCAGAGATAATCGAGATGGTTCTTATATAACATTAAATGAACGTTACAGAGAGTATTTGTTTACTAAATTTAAAGTGTTGACTGCCGATAGTTATAATAACAATGATTACACATTTGAAAAAATGATAGAACTTCGTGAAACTATTAAAGGTATTGAAGGATGGGTCGTTACTACAGAATGTGGTATGATGATAAAAATCAAAACTGAAGAATATATGAAATTACATCATTTAATGACAGATGCAGTCACTAGAGAAGATGAAGTTATTCGTATGACTTTAGATGAAGAAATTGATGATGTTTTAGCAGAAATTCCTATGGATGCACTTGAGTTGCGTTTCTTCGTTGAAACAATTTCAGACGGAATAGTTGACCATGTTAACGAACTTTCTGAAAAAATCAAGGAAATGTATATTGATATGAAAACCTTATATCCTGAAAGAAAAGATTTTGCAATTGCATGTAAACCATCAGAATATTTTGGTTTATTGATGAGAGCTTATCAAGATCCCTCAGATGAAGCAATTGAAAAAGAAGTAATCAATTATGTTAAATCAAAAACAAATAAATTAGGTATTGCTAAAGAATACCTAAAATCATTGGGAATCAATGCACAATTTGAATCTAAGGATGAAGATTAAAATGATTTACCATATCATAAAAGAAGACGCAATAAACAACACTCATGCTTCTATCATCTTGAATGAAATTCATGTTTTTGCTAATAAACATTCTCATTGTGTGTTTGAACCGGGAGAGATAACTAAGAAAGTGTTAGAAAACATAACTTCTTGTATTATGGATACTCATGAGCTTCCAGAAAATGTGACTTGTTTTGAAATCAAACAATTGGCTAAAAAATATTTAGAGGTATAAAAATGTTAAAAAGAAAAATTGCAGATTATGTAAAAGCTAAAGCTGAATCTAAAGCTGAGGAAATAACTCAAAGCGTGACAAATGAAGTCAAATCTCAATACAAATTCGTTTTGTTTATGGGAAAATTGTACTTATATTTAGGGGTTGCTTTTGCAGTTTCTTTAATTGCTTTGGTCGGTTTTGGAATTTATTCTTTAGTTTCTTAATCTTATATAAAGGTTTTTATGATATAATTATCATATAATAAGAAGGAAAATTTATGAATCTAAAAGACTCAAATGAATTAATTACATGGTTTCAATTAAACTATCCCCATCATGTAAAAGCTATGAAAGAGAGCAACCATCATTATAATGAAACTGAGCTTAATCCATTTCACGGAGAAGGGGATATCTGGACTCACACATGTATGGTATTAAATACTGCTAAGCTTATGAAATATTCTGATGTTATTCTTATGAGTGCATTACTTCATGATCTTGGAAAGCCTTACGTTTCAGAAATCAATGACGAAAAACAAAAAGTATATTTTAAAAACCATGAAGGTGTATCATTTTGGTACGCTATCGAAGTTGTTAAAAAATTGACTAAAGATCCTAAAAAAATTGAAACAGTTCTAAAATTAATATCATTACATTCTGTTATTTTTGATAATTACAAAGATGGTAAATTTTCTTCGGATTTTCAGAAAAAATTCAAGAAAGATCAACACTTTTTGGAGCTAATCAAACAACAAGTTATATCTGATTCTATGGGCCGATTTTGTTTAGATTTAGCAGATGTTCGCGATACCTTTGAAGAAATTTTTGATGAAAATTTCTATAACTCATTTAATGAGTTAGTTAACACGGATGTTGCCCCTAAGAAAACTAACAAAATTACGGTTTTAGTTGGATTGCCTCGATCTGGCAAGTCAACATGGATTGCCAAAAACAAAACTTCAGAGGTGTTAATTTGTCGAGATGATGAAGTTATGAAATTAGCTAAATCAAAATACGGGAAAGAAACATATTCAGAATGTTTTCGTGCATTAACGGATGAAGATCAAAAAGAAGTAGATAAAATTTTGGATACAAAATACTTGAATGCGATTAGAGAAAATTCAGACATTATTGTAGATATGACTAATATGTCAAAAAAATCTAGAAAACGTTGGTTGTCTCCTTTTCAAGGACATAAAACTATTTTAGTATTTGCTACGGAATATAATGAATGTTTAAGACGAAATTCAGTATGTAAAGAAACTGAAGGAAAATTTATTCCAGAATATGTGTTCTTTAATATGGCTAAAAGTTTCACTTATCCTCAATATGATGAAGCGGATGTAATTAAAATTGTATTATAACCATAAACCATTAATATCTTCAGAGAGTATGGATAGATTATTCATGCTCCAAGGACATAATTTATGAGGAACTCCTGATAAAGGATATATTGTTTTAGCTAATGAATTTTTAATAAAAGAATTCACATAGCGGAATGATAGTGGACATATTAGGAAATTGTTACCACCCATCAAACTGGGGAATACCAAAATTTTTCAAAGAGTATTTTTCATGTGTTTCTTATGCAAGAACTCAAGAGAACAAATCTAAAGATATTAAATTTAATGATATTCTTAAAAATCAATTACATTATAATTACAAAAAGGATCCAGAATGTCTTTTATAACAGATAGATGCAGATCTATGGCTATGACACATACTAAGAATATAACGGAAAGCTTAATAATTGCTAGATATATATACTTGGCTCTGAAATTAGCTGAGAAAGAAAAGAAAGATCAGGATTATGTTCATATTCAAGAATCTATGAATATATTTACCACTAGAAATTCTTTTTATTTCATGGAAATGCCCCTTATAGATGAAGCATATAGACCTATTAATTTAAATTTATTCTAAGGTTGTTCTGATATAATAATTGTATCAAAAGAATGAAGGATAATAAATGAAACAAGGTATTTTAGTAGAAAACGATGGTCGTTTTGAAGTTATTGTTGACGGTGAAGTTGTTTTTTCACGTAGCACTCGTTCAAATGCAGTAACATCAGCAAAAAATTTAGACATTTCATTATTATCAACAACACCAGAATCATCATATGTGCCTATGATTGATAAACCCCATTTTAGTATCAATGCCCGATTTGGATTTTATGAAAACTTTCTAGGAATGGTTATGGATGGAGTTAATAACTCAATTGTAGTATCCGGAAAAGGCGGATTGGGTAAATCATTTACGTTGCAAAAAATGCTAGATAAAAAAGGTTTAGAAGAAGATATTGATTACACTATAATCAAAGGTTATTCTACAGCGAAAGCAATGTACCGTACATTATTTGAAAATAACGGAAAAATTGTTATTTTTGATGATTGTGATAGCGTTCTTCAAGATAAAGTTTCATTGAATATTTTAAAAGGTGCTTTAGATAGTTACGAGAAGCGTATAATTCATTGGAATTCCGAAGGTTTTGGAGGAGATGATGATTTGCCATCATGTTTTGAATTTAAAGGACAAGTTATTTTCATTAGCAACATGGAACGTTCTAAAATCAACCAAGCAATTTTGAGCCGTTCATTGAATGTAGATTTATCTATGACAAAAAGCGAAGCTATAGAACGTATGTGGACAATTTTACCAGATATTTTAACAGAGTACAGCATCAGCATCAAAGAAGATGCATTGAATTTTCTTGAAGAAAATCAACAAATCGTTAAAGATTTGAATATGCGAACATTATTAGATGTCACAAAAGTTAGAGCTAATATTCCTGAAAATTGGGAAGATGCCGCAAAATATTTAGTTATGCAATAAAGGACCACTTTGTTAGTTTTAAATACAAATTCTTTTTCTTCTCAATTATCTCAGATAGCATCTGAGAGTATTTTATATCAAATCAAATCACTAAATCTTAATTCTAAAAATACCGCATCTTTAGTTAATTCAGTTTCATTTAGTGTACGGAAAACCTTTTTAGATAAATTACTTCTCAATTCTAGAAAAATAGATTTTTCAGCTGATGTTGTAAAACATGCAGACTTTGAGCTTAGAAATAATATATTTTTATTCTATAAGAGAGTTCATTTAATAGACTCAAACAATATCCTTCCAGGAACTAACAAAAAATTTACTAAATCCAAATCTGGAACATATATTGAGTTTAGGTTCGCTGGGGAATCAAATGATTCTGGGAATTGGTATATTCATGAACTAGATGTAGAAAATTTCATCTCGCTTAATTATACCAAACAACAATTAACGGATTCAATAAAAGATGGATCTTTTAAACATTTAAAAATAGACATTCTGTTTGACTATACAAATAATACTGGACCTTTAAGAAATGTGAATGATTCTTATGTAAAATATAAGAAAAAAACTGGAACTTATAACATAGCTAGGTCACCTAATTGGTATGATAAAAAACTAGTTTATCAAAATGTAATGAGTGATGAGCTAAAAGAGTTACTAGAAAATGTTTCTTCATTTTGGACTAAGTATAGATTACATTCTGTTAAAACCGAAAATATGAGAGATTTTAAATTCTTAATGTACGGTAACGAATTTACCCCTATCATAGATATGGTAACAAAAATGCCTATAAATGTAGTTCCTGAGTTATTTTTTAACTCAGTAGTAGAAACGTTAATTAATTCTGAGGAATCTTCTTTTTACATCCATCATATTAAAGTTTTTGACAATGCTAGCGTTCATAAAGAAGATGTTGAACCTAGTTCTTATTTAAGAAGTCAGTTGATAAAGAATAGTAAATCCATTCTTTTGGAATTGTTGAAATGTGTAGTTCTTTCAGATGATACTCATAAAAAAATACATAGGCTAAATTATTCTGATGGTATGTTGTATATGGATAAAAACAATAAACCATATGCTTTACCTTGGGGAATAAGCAATAAGAAAAATTTCAATGCTTTAAAGAAAAGATTTAAAGTTTTGAAAGACGTGGATTATGAAAGTCTTTATAATGAGTTATTTTTTACTATTGATGAGATGATTGAAATAAAAGAAAAACTTAAACTTGATATTTAGAAAAGATAAATAAATTTACAAATTAAACAAGATTTAATGATAATTTTGTTATAATATACAATAAGAATAAAAGGAAGACAATGGCTAAAACAGTAAGACGTAAATTTTGGGGCATTGATTGTATTATCAGACATGACTACGAGGATTTAGAAATTTCTAAAAAATTGCAAGATTATCAAACTAAAAGTGTCAATACTTTTAAACATTTTTTAACAAACGTACCTGATTTTCCTAATTTTAGATCATTATTAGATATTGGTTGTGGTGATGATTTTTGTATTAATCAATTTCGAGATACTTTTGAAGAAGTTAAAGGTATTGATTTGTATGTAAACCCAGGAGAATATCAAGATGTAGTTGTGTCCGATTGGTACACAATGGCTGAAGATGTATTCAAAGATAAGAAATTTGATGCAGTGTTTATGAATCACTCTATGGAACATGCAGAAAACATTTATGCATTGATGCAACAAACATCCGCATTACAAAATAAAGGCGGAGCTATTTTCGTAGCAGTTCCAGACGGTGTAGACCCATTCGGTTTCGCAATCACAAGCTCAACTACACATTTTTCTGTAGTAACAGAAGGGTTTTTACGAACTACACTACAACGTTTTGGATATAATGTAGAAGTTGTTAAAAAAGAATTGCGCCCAGGAGCACCTGAATTGTGGGCTTACGGAATCAAGCAGTATGATTCTTTTAGTTTGGAGAAATAATGACTGATTTAACCATTATGTATTCAGGTGGTTTGGATTCGTTTATTGCTTGGCATTACGCTAAAAAAATTGGGTTTAATCCCCAAGCAATTTATGTTAATTTAGGTCACCCATATGCTCACAAAGAATTAGATTCCATGAACCGTTTATCTGAAAAATTTGGAATTTCTATTGATTATTTGGATATGACTACATTATACAATCTCATTCAAAACAAATTAAACAATCAAATTATTCCTAGCCGCAATGTAATGTTAGCTACGATTGGAGCTATGTTTAACCCAATCGTTTGGATTAATGCTTTAGATGGTGAACAAAATGGTAAAGAACATGATAAAAGTTATAGATTCTTTGCAGATACTACTGAATTGTTGAGTTTTACTAATGAGTTCTTTCAAGAAAGAACTACAATAACTTCACCGTTTGCTCATATGTCAAAGGCAGAGACAATTAAATGGGCTTTAGCCAATGGATTATCTAAAGAAGATTTATTTGAAACGACATCTTGTTATGATGGTGAAGAAACTAAATGTGGAAAATGCTTGACTTGTTATAAACGAAAAGTTGCATTTTTGCTAAATGGCGTAGATGAACCTGGATATAAACAAGATCCGTTGAATTCTTCATATGCTAAAGAAGTAGATGCCGAAATAACTAAAGCTATTGAAAATAATGATTATACAAGATTCACAAGAAAACGTATAAAAGAACATCAGGAATTGAAAGATATTCTTAATAAAAGGGGTTAAATGTTACCATTAGTAGAAACGTTCTACAGTATTCAAGGAGAAGGTCGAAGAGCCGGTTACAATTCATTATTCATAAGATTTGGTGGATGTAATTTTAGATGCCCTGGATTTGGTGTTAAATACACTACTCCAGATGGAGTAGAAAAATTTGGTTGTGACACTTGGATGGGAGTAGACCCTGCATTCAAAAAACAATGGGATAATAAAGATTCATATAAAGAGATTATATCTCAAGCAAATGATAGTATTCCTTCATCATCTAAATATCACAAATATGATGTCGTAATTACTGGTGGTGAACCTACAATGTTTTGGAAGAATCAAGAATTTCAAAATTTATTAATCCATTACATTTCTAGAGGACATAAAGTAACCATTGAAACTAATGCCTCATTAGATATTGAATTCACTAAAGATTATCAATCTGAAATTATGTTTAGTATGAGCGTAAAATTATCAAATTCTGGAGAGCCAGAAAGTAAAAGAATCAATATTGACAATATTTCCAATATTGCAGAAAACACAAAAGATAGCTATTTCAAATTTGTTATCAATGCTGAAACTAAAAACCAAGACATGAAAGAAATCATGAATATTTTGGAAAGTGTTCCTAATTATTTAGATGTATTTTTGATGCCATTGGGTGATACAATGATTGAAGTTCATAAAAACAGAGGGGTTACCGCCGAATTGTGTGTAGCCAATGGATTTATGTATTCAGATCGTATGCATATAGCCATCTGGGATAATAAAAAAGGTGTTTAATGGCTAAGAAGAAAAAAGAAAATCAAATTAAGATAGATTACTGTGCCAGCGGATTCTTAGGATATTCTGGTGCTGAAGCTATCATCCGTTACGCTTTAGAGAACGGAAAAGATGAGTACATTGATTATATTGTAGCAGTAATGCATTATTTAAGAGACCAATTCAACAAAGTTGGCATTCATATGTCAGTCATGTTTAACGCACAATACGAACAAAAGAACGCTTATATGATTGATATTCTAAGACAACATGGGTTTGATATGGAAGTTCATGCAGACTCTGGTGGATTACAAGTTATGACTCGTGGTTTGGATTTAGAAAAAGAAAAACCTGGTATTTTTGAATGTCAAGGAAAATATGCAGACTTAGCAATGTCATTTGATGAAATGCCAAATATAAAAGTAAATGAAGAAAAAAACAAATCTTTCCATTTTGGTCCTAAAAAAATTGAGAATATGTACTTTGTAAAAGAATTGGCGTTTATTAAAGGTGAGAAATCATCTAAAAATATTGTAGATCAAATTGAAGAGTTTATCAAACAAGGAACCAAAGCTCGTATCATTGTAATTTTACAAGGTCACACCATTGAAGATTATAATAATTATGCTCGTGGAGTGTATTCATTAATACCTGAGAAATATTATAAGTATATCCATGGAATTTCATTAGGGGGAACTGGGTTTCAATCATTCGATGATTTGGTCGATGTATATCTTAGAATACAAAGAGATTTAACTGCAGTTCCTAAAGATCATTTGAAACAAATTCATATTTTGGGTACAGGTACATTGGAAAGAATTTTTCCATTCTTGATTCTAGCAAATAAAGATTATTACGATTTTCCATTTACTTTTAGTTTTGATGCTACAACGCATGCTTCAGCAAGTACATGGGGAAAATGGTCAGAGTTAAAAGATAACGGTGGGATAACTGTACACACTGTGGGTGGATACAAAATGAATAAACTTATTTTGAAACACACCACTCATATGTATGAAGAGTTAGCAGAATATTTGAAAATTGTAGGAATTAATTCTTATGATGAAATGTTAGAACAAATGACTCCATATAATTCAACAGGAAAACGATTATCTGCAGATTTTGGAGCAGATAAAGAAGGTTACTTGAAAGTAGCTAATTTTTATTCATTTAACACATTTATTTTAGAATCTAGCACTTATTTGAAATTAATGGATAAAATAGTTAACGGTAATTTATATGATGCTTCAACAAAAAACAAATATAGAAAAATTGCAGGCTCATTGATTAGTGAATTGAAATCTTATGAAGATTACATCTCTAAAGAAAAAGAAATTAGAAAAGTTTTAAAACATTTGAGACCTAGAAAAATCAATTATGTTAATACTTTAAAAGAAATTGAACATTTGATGACCGGAGAAATTCCGAAACATGAATGGGATGAATGGGAGTAAAATGAATAAAAAAGTAATAGAATTTATCAAACCTAGATATGTTATGAAATATAACGAAGAATCTTTTGCGGAAGCTTTAGCAGAATACATGGATTTGCGTCCATTCAAAGCAAATGAAAATGTATGGGAAACAAATCAAAATGTTCCAGATGATGTTCATTTAATTGCTAGATTGGTAACTCAATATCATCTAACCGAAGCATTTAAAGCTATGAAAATTGACATGTCTGATGATAATGTAATGGAAGATTTATCATCTGGAAATATTGGCACTCCTGGACGTATAG